CTTCTTTAACAGTTTTCTTTAAAGCCTTAACCATCTTAGCACCATATGATTTACCAGTTGTTGGTGTAGAATTTGTATTATCTGAACAATCACATGGAGCTTCAGTTGCAGCCATAGAATCCAATGTATTTTCTTTGGTTAAATGCTTTTCTAAACGATCAATAGCACCTTTCATACCTCCAGTTGGAGTTTGATTGTGTTTGTTTTCTCTTTCTCTTGCAGCTTTGCGCCATTTCTCTAAAGCAGTAGTTCTTGGTTTCTTGGCTTCATCCAAAACTTCTTCTTTAATCTTTGCTTTGCCGTTGGCGATAAAATCATAATCAGCCATTGTGAGTGTACCTTTATTACGAATCTCAATTAATCTTTCCGTAATCTTGTGTAGTTCCATATCATCTTTAACATCTTCACGAGCCAATTCAAATAAACGAATCATCAATGGAATATCTACTGTAATAGTATCAACAACATCAGTTTCTTCAGCCAACTCAAGATGCTGATGGTCTCTTTTCCATTTCATAAATTCACCAGATTTGGAATGAGCAATCTTCATATCTCTGGTAGCATATTTTGCATTGATGCCTCTAGAGTTTAGATATTTTGCCAATAACTCGGATTCACTTGCTTCAGTTATGGTTTCTTCGGACATCTTTCGGTCACTTTTCCATTTTTGAAATAAAGCAGACTTTGCATGAGATATTTTAGTATCTCTCGAAACAAACTTTGGATTGATACCTCTAGAATTCAGGTAGTCATTTAGACTGGCTGCTTCTGAGAAAATATCTTTTATTGTTTTTACCATTATTTTGGCTCTTTAACTTTGGTTTTATCACTAACTGTTTTGAAAGCTTGGCGAGCTAAATCTTTTGCACGGCTCATTGGAGTATGAACTGCACCAGATTTATCTTTTACATTCTTTTCAACTTTTTCCCAACCAGGAGTACCAGCAATAGTTGCTTCTTGAAATGAATTTGGAGTACCATATTTTGCATCTTGATTTTTAACTTTTTGTGGAGCTAAATTATCAGTTGGTTTTGCTTTGATAGAAGCTCTTGATGGAGTTTCTTCTGGTTCTTGTTGAGTAACTTTTTCTGGATTACCATTACCTTCTTTATCTAAAGGTTTAACTCTAGATTTGAAAGATTGAAAACTATTTGATTTACCACCAGTACCACGGCCAGCAAGAGTATCTGTGGTTATAGCTGTATCAGCAGGTAGATAAGATTCTTTCTGTGCACCATAATAAGCACCAAGAGCCATCTTCTTACGCTCTGCTTTAGATTTACCAGCAAACTTAGGATTATCTGAGTGAACAAAGTCATGAATCCAATCACCAGCAGAAGCATCTTTGGAAAGAACTTCATTTAACATTTCATCCAATTCATATTCAGATACATCTTCTTTGTTAAGTGTTGATTTAATTGTTTGTTTCAATGTTCTATTAGTTTTTGCTGTGCCTTTGGATGCAGACTTAATATTGGCTCTTGATGCCAATGGATCTTCTTTATTTCGGCCAGCTCGATTGACTGGTTCTTTTTGGTCGCCTTCATATCCTCTAGCAACCCAAGTTCTCTTTTCATCGGGATATTTAGCTTCTGCATCGGTACCGTAGCGAGCACTACCTACAGCTCTAGATTTTAACAATGGAGGACCTTGGCGCCATTTTCTACCTGGACCATCTTCTTCTAATTCAATTTCTTCTTTAGCTAATACTTTCTTACGAATGGCACCAGCAACACGATTACCTGCTTCTTTTGATCCGTATTCTTTCGATGCTTTAGCAGCAATCTTCTTAAACATTAAACCTGGTTTACCTTCATCACGTTCTTCAAGAGTTTCTTCTTTTAGTGTAGAAAGGTGTTTATTTAATTTATCAAATTGGCCATGAGCAACCAAATCACCTTTAGGACGGCCAAGATAATCTTGGTCAGGATGGTGCATCCACTCACCATAACGGTCTACACTAATGATACCATGTTTTGGATGTGTAACTTTTGTATGGTGATAATGTTGACTAACACTCCAACCTTGCTTTTTAGCGTGAGCAAAATCATCTTCATTAAGGTGTTCAACTTCTTCATTCTTCATACCACTATGGTGTAGATGTGCAACAATATCACCAGCTTCGTGTTTATTTTCTACCTTATCTGTTTGGTAATCTTTATGTGATTCGTTACCTGGCCAATTTGGATTGCTACTACCATGATATCTCCACATATTACCTTCTTTTTCAACATCACCAACGTGTTCACCACTTGGAGAATGAACTCGATATTTACCCGAGTGTTTCAAGTGCATTGTATAATCATGTGCTACAGGAATGCCTTTAGCTTCATTAACAACTTCCTCGTTACGAGCTTTAGCAAGGTTCTCGGGAGCGGAGATAGTATCTTTCTTAGGACCTTTAGCATCAGCCATAGTCAATGGTGTGTCACCTTTTGCTTTACGGAGATAAGCAGGCACATCAGATTTACGAACTGTTTCCAAAAGTTTTTCTGTAAACTCACGACCTTCTTTAACTTTCTTTTTACCACGGAGAATTTTGAAATCTTGAGCATCAACTTCACCATTATGATTGGCATCAATCTTATCTTGATTACCTTTCAATTCTTCTTTCATCTCTTTGTCTTTTGGACCTTTAAGATTATCAACAGGAGATTTAGTTTGGTCTTTCTTTGCTTTAGCAGAGTTACCATAACTTCCACCATACACTCTCATGCCTGTAGATGTAGGTTCTTTGAGTGGTGCAGTTTCATTAAGGAGTTGATCCTTTTGTTCTACAGGTTCTTCACCTAGAACTTTGTTAACTGCGTCAATCATTGACTGGCTTACTTTACTTTTTGCAAACATTTTAATCTCCGTTTTTTTTCTTTTTCTTAATTATTTCTGATGTTTTTATTTTAACGTCATCTGGTGTAACTAAAGGTTCTTTATTACTAGAACCCCCTAATGTTCCACCTACTCCTATATCACAAGCACCTGGATCATCAATTGCTTCTTTAACTTTTCTAAATGATACAAAAGACTTCTGTTCAGAATAAGTTTGATTTCCTAAACCTGCTGTTACACCAGGAACACGGGAATTGTATGTATCACCAATGCCTGTTCCTTGATTTACAGACCTACTCATTACAACATTAAAAGTTTTATTCTTCTGAGCTTTTACTTTTTCTTTGTCTTTTTGGAAGCTGGGTTCTTTGGTCGTGGGGAGGACTTGGACTTTGGGGCCACCTTTTTGACCGGAAAGGTCTCCACTATCTTCATAATATCCTTTTGGGTCGTAACCGGAGGTGTACTTAATGTCTCCGTCTGTAACGGAATCGACTTTTCCAATTTTTCGCTGGAGCTGCTGGCCTGGGGCGTTTTCTTGAATAGACCTAAAATTGCTTTTAACATTTTTGTTTTCCTTAAATAATGAATTAATATTCAATTTACTTCTACGATTCAACCAATCTTCGGCTGTTTCTCCTAACATACCAGAATCTAAGAATCCAGTTGTTTTTTCATATACCAAATGAATATCTTCTTCTTTGGTATCTAGGTTACCAGTATTATCAAAGGTAATACAGTCCGTAAATGATTCTTGGAAATATTTAGTATTTTGCTGACATTTCAACCATTTATCTTGGCGAACCGATTCAACCATCATTCTGGACAATAAAGAGTTTCTTTCTTTACTGGTCTCATTGGTGGTTTCAACAAAAATCATCATTGTGTCGTAACCAAGTTCTTCTAATTCTTCTTTAATATAAGCAATTCTATTCTGGTCATCGGCTGGACCATTGATAATCAAAGGACCACGATTACGGATGCCTTCTCTACGGAAATCACTGGTTCTTTCTGATAGTTTTTGTTTATCAGCCAAATACTCTTGTGCTTGAATGAAGTTTAACTCCACAATCTTGGATTCAGCAATGGCTTCACGAATGATAATATCTTTACCTGAACCTGGACCACCAGTTACAAAGATTGCTTTGAATTGTCCGTGGTTATAAGATTCATGTAAACCCATACCTTTACGAGTATCGTTCATCAACTCTTTAGCGTGGGTGTCAGACACATGAGATGGAACACCTTTGCGAAACTCATTAAAGTTTTTATTCTTCGCATGTTCTCTCATCTTGGTGCCAGATACACCTTCGGATCCTTCAGCATCAGGATCACGATGGCCAGCGGAATGTACTGTTATCTTTTTAAAATTATAAGGTACTTTACCTTCTTTATTGGGTTTACCATTGTATTTGTTTAATGAATCTTTAAATTCTTTAACACGGTCCGAACCAACAACAACATGGAGGTGAGTTACACCTTGATTGTGTAACTTTTCAGCATGACTGAAAATGGAAGGATGTTCTTTTGAAGATTTTTCGATATTGGTACCGGGAGAATAACGCTTTAGAGCTTTAACCTTCTGTGGGCCGGATAAAGGATTTTTCTTAGCGTCTTGTGTGTGAGATACAATAACATGATGTGAACCGCCAACATTCTTAGCAATTTCTTTAACCTTATCGATTACTTTTAAATGTCCTGTGGTTGGAGGATTCATCCGACCATAAGTCATCACGGCATGTTTACCTGCATCTTTTTCTTCTACTATTTCTAAGAATGATTTCATTTACGAACTTTTAACAAATTCTGTTTAGCAAACTCAGCACGATTAACCAATTTAGTAGGTTCTTCTTTACCACCTTCTGGTTTATGATTCACCACAAAACCTTCGGGTTTCGATTTCTTACCATCAATATGGTGATGATATCTACCTTCATGAGTTTCTAATGAATTAACCAAAGCATTTTTAGCTTGGTGTAAATGATGATGCATTGAGAATAGATTACCATAATGTTCTTTATTCTTTTCAACATGAGCAACCTGTTTATCACCTTCACCCGTATGTGCAGCTTTTGCTTTATCAGTAGATACTTTAGCCGCTTTCTTTTCGTAATGAGCAGCAACATGAGATTTAAATCCTGCGACACTTGGAACTTGATCCGTTCTTACAGTATGATTTATGTAGGTTGCTAAATGTCCAGTTTCTCCAGAATGTTTTGGATGAATAGCATCATACATTTTATGGCCTTGTGTATCGTGTATATCTTTGGCGGCCGCCATGTGTTTCTGGAATGTTTTTTCATTCTCAGGCGAATGCTTTACTTTACTTGTATCGTGTTCAGCACCATGTAAGTGTACATCCGGATGTTCTTTGAACTTACTCATATCAGGATGGGGAGAAACAGACATATTACCAATATCAGATCCGTGGTATTGTTGGTGTACAACTACACCAACTTTAGATTTTTTAATTTTATCAGCCTCACTCTTTTCTTTGGGAGTATAAGTGATTGTATTGGGTGTAAATGACACCTTAGAATCTTTGGCTTCTACAATATAACTCTCATGGAGAGTTTTAGTGTCGGCATGGTGCATCAAATCGCCTTGGTATACACCAGTTTTAGGCGTTACTTTTGGCAGATGTTTTAAAGCGTGTTTAAGTGTTTTTACTAAACCCGGTGCATGGCCATGATTCTTTTCAATATCTTTATCCGTATGGTTGATCTTGGGGTTTTTGTTGAAAGCCGACTTGGTGGCCACAAAGAATTTACCATTTTTAGGATGATGACCAAAAACGATTGATGGAGAACCATCATATTTCATTGTTAGGTTACTGTTTTGATGTCCAGAAGTGATGTGTGCATGAGCTTGGTTTAAAGCACCAAAAGCATGTTCAAAACCGGCATGTCCGTGCATTAATGGACGATCTTCAGCATGATGTATATGCTTCAGATTTGAAGCTTCCTCAGTTTCTTCTCTTAAAAAACTTACAAACGATTTCATTAATTTTCCTTCAGATTGCAACACACTATGGTTGCCGATTTACTTATTTATACAACATTTAATCTATCTGGCCGTAACCGTAGAAAGATTGGCTTCGATACATAGTCAACAAATTGTTGGCTTTAGATGAGTGTATCCAACATTTGATTGAGGTTGTATTTGGGTGTATACCCTAAGTTTTTGATTTTTGATATGTCCAAAACCATATTCTTGGTTTGTACAATTTTATGAAAATCCACGGTTTCTATGGTACCAAAATTGGAGGTTGAATTTGTCTTTTCTTTTACATATTCTAAAGCATTCCGGATACGAACTTGAACTCCATTACCTACATTATAAATTTCATTGGTTTGGCCTTGATCAATAATTAGATTAATTGCTTGAACAACGTCATCCACATGAATATAATCTCTATACATGGATCCACCGTCATATAGATTAATATCTTCATTATTTACCACTTGATTAATCATATATTGTAGTGCGTTTTTCTTCTTGGACACTTTATAGTCACTTTTACCTAAAACATTTGCCAATCTAAGAATTCGGTATTTAATACCAAAAGTTTCACAATATGAAATCAGTAGTTGTTCGGCAGCACGCTTGGTGATTGAGTAGAATCCTTTAGGATCACAATAAGAATCTTCTTTGGCAGGTAACTCCACATCTCCATAAACGAACCAGGAACTGATGAAATTAAAAGTTACATTCTTGTCCTTACAGTATTCTAAAGTCTTAACCAAAGTCGTTAGGTTCGTTTCAATGTCTAGGTATGGATTGGTATGAACATTATAGTTATCGACAGTAGAGATAAAGTATACCACTTCAGAATTATCTTTTACATCATAATCATACTTGGCATTTATTACCACGTTTTCGGTAAGTTCACGATAACGGCTTCCCACGAAACCGTTACCACCAAGAACATTAATCAATCGTTCCACTTTTTGCACACTTTCTCAATGTAGTTTAGAATCTTTTCATTCCACAAAGGTGAACATCCAACAAATAATACATTACTCAAGGCTTTATTAGAATTTGGATAATCTTTATAATTATCTAAATGTTGATAACCAGGATGCATCAAAATATTTCCACTAAAGTAATTTCTTGTTTGAATCTTATTGGCTTCAAAATGCGACACCAATAATTCTTTTACTTCTTGAGATTCACAATAAATTGGAACACCAAACCAAGAAGGATCTCCTTTAGGTAAAGAATTAATTACTTTAACTTCTTTGATGTTATCTTCAATGAACTTTTGAACTTTGTTTTTATATTCACGGCGTTTCTCATCAATGTAATCAAACTTTTTCAATTGTTCAACACCAATAGCACCTTGTAAGTCTAGTGGTTTTAAATTGTAACCCATGGTTGTAAACACATATTTGTGGTCAACGACACCATCATAGTTATTCAGCCATGTATCAAAACGATTACCGCAAGTACCACATTCTAATAAATTATTGACACCAACACAATAACAGTCACGGCCCCACCATGATACAGAGCGTATAATGTTGATTAGTCCATCATCATTAGTAGAAATCATACCACCTTCACCTGTTGAAATGTGGTGTGCAGGATAGAATGAAGTAGACCAACAATAATAGTAGTCTGTTAATCCTTTGCCATCATAATTTGAACCAAGAGAATCACAATTATCACCAATTAATAGAATGCCGTGTTTGGTACAGATATCACGCAACACATCCATGTCAGGAGGATTACCGAGAACAGGAGATACAAAGATACCTTTGGTTCGTGGTGTAATCTTTTCTTCAATCTTGGTTAAATCAAAATTTAAAGTATCTAATTCGATATCAATGAATACTGCTTTCAATCCATTCTGAACAATTGGTGCAATCGTTGTTGGAAATCCCACAGGAGAAACAATAATCTCATCATCTGTTTGCCATTTGAAAAAATGCTTCAATGCAGTAATCATTACAAGATTGGCAGAGCTACCTGAGTTCACCATGTGTGAATTTTTTACACCAAATTTCTTACTAAATTTATTTTGAAATTGAGCTACTTTTTCACCCGATGTAATCCATTTACCGTTGATGAGAGTATCAATGGCTGCAAACATTTCATTCTCGTCCCAAAGTTGGCCGGAATATTGAACAAAGTCGCCTTCTTTATAATCGTCATAGTTTTTAGCATAGCTTGGTCTGCCGAGAGATAAAGCCTTAATCATTTCGAGTTTGTCCATCATAGGTCTTTCATATTTAAAAATATATCGTTAAAGTTGTTTCGTTTGGCAATAATACGCTCTCTAATTTCTTTAAAGAAGTTCCATGCCAAAGGTACAAACAATATTTTATCATCTTCCGTGAAGGTATTCAATACATCCGAACCAACTATACCAACAGAAGAACCTGGCGTATACAGTCCTTGTTTCAATGGATTATCATCAATAATAATATCAAATGGTACTTTACTAAAGTTTAGGAATGTATTGGCTTTAGCTGCAGCACCATAACCCACCACTTTATAACCTTGGCTTCTCCAGTATTCCACTTTCTCTTTAAACTTATCAACCATATTAATACAGTTTTCAGCATAATCAACATAGGTTGTTCTATTATATAATCCAGCAAAATTCTCCATGCCAATTAAATTGTTTACTCTTGCGTATTGTTTTTTATCAACACTAATAATAAAGATGTAACTTGTTCCATGAATTGGAGTTTTAACCACATCAATCAATTCCAAGCCTGCTCGAATACACAATAAAGACATTGAAAGAATGTTATAGAAAGAAATGTGTTCGTGATAAATTGTATCAAACTCATTATTCAAAATCATATCGGATTGTGAAGTTTGAATAAAGATTAAACCTTTGGGTTCCAAGTTACGTTTGCAATTCTTTAAGAACTCCAATGGATTAGGATTATGAGCAAAGGCATTTTGAATAGTAATAATATCGGCAGATTGTTGATAACTACTATCAAAGTAACCACACTTCACATTATGATTTTCTGAAGAAATTGGATAAAGATTTTCTGCTGGATCAACACCATAAGTTAATACACCACGGGATTTGAAAGCATTTAATTGTGAACCATCATTACAACCAATATCTAAAACAGAACGAGGATTGTGGCCAAAAGTTTCAATACAGAAATCAGCATACCATTCCATATACTCAACATAAGTTTTTGTGGTTCCACTTACATACAAATAATTCTTATAGATTAAATCTGGATTAACTGCATGAGATAGTTGAACATGATAACAATAGTTACAACGATTAATTTTTAACGGATAAGATGCTTCAAGTTCATCTTTAGTTTTTTTGTATGAATTGGCCAAAGGTTGATCATTTAAATCCAACACAGGAATTAAGTGGTCGTGGCCACAAGCCAAACATTCTTTAATTTCAGTTAAGTCCATTATTTACCTTAATAATATTTTTTGTAATGAGCAATAATTTCAAACTCATCTTTCAATTCATTTACAGCCCGATCCCAATCCGTAACATTATATAGACTAGTTAATTTTGTGTTGTATGACCAATCTTTTCCAGCTAAGAAATAAAATATTGTCATAAAACAATCAATCCAACCCAATGTGGGATATACATGATTCTGTAAAATTCTTCCTGATGTGTTAAAGAATTTTACAATTTGTGGATAATATTCTATAAACGTTGAAACTTTAAATATTGCACCACCACCTGCAGCATAATAATCAACATTTGGATATTTACCCGAGAAAAAATAACAAAAATCAAGGAGTTGTTTGGGTAAACGAGAATCAGGTTTTAATGTGGATTCATCAACATAAGGACCAGCCACTTCCCAATTTGGATCAATGGTTATTTTTTTTGTAAGTAATATGTCATCTTCAAACATCATAATATAATCTGATTTACACCTCAATGCAGCTATATAAAATCTACTCATCCATTCTAAAACATTTTCCATAGAATATCCATATGGTTGTGTTGGATAACCACATTTAATATTCGAATGTAAATATTCACAATTATAGGTCTCACATAAATCCATATAACTTTCACAAGCGTCACAGACCAGCATGATATATGCTTCAGGATAAATTTCTCTTAGATTTTTTAATGATTCTTCTGTTGCTTTCTTTTTTGTTGATACACAATTAAAAAAAGAAATAGTTGGTTCTTTAATTTCCATTTTTGATAATTCTATTCATTTCACTTATAATTTCCATCGTAGGTTCTTGTTGTAACAATGGCAAAATCTCATTAATCTTTTCATCTGGTAAATCCCACCACTTCATTTCTAAGAAAGCATCAATAATTTCTTTATCAAAACGATACTTAATTAACTTTGCTGGATTACCACCAACAATAGAATATGGTTCAACATCTTTAAATACATGAGAGTTTGTAGCTACAACAGCACCATGACCAACAGTAACACCAGACATAACTGTAACAGATTCTCCAAACCAAACATCAGAACCAACATTGATATCGCCTTTGGTTTGAACCTTTGGTGGAATTGGAAAGTTACTAAAGATATGATTTCTTTCACCTAAATTACCAAATGCATAGTTTGTGCACGCTTTAGGATTATGTGCAACACCTTCAGAAGGAAAGAATCTACAACCGAGTCCAATTCCAGTAAAGGCACCAATATTAACTACTGGTGTTGTTGGATCGGCATAAGAAGTGAATTGCCTTACAGTTGTTGTATAACCATCTGTTCCATAGGTGTGTTTGCCTACTGAGTTAATCATTTCAACCACCTTTTATTTTCTAGTGTCCATAAAGTCATTTCTTTAATTCGTTCACTCAATTTAATCTTTGGTTCCCATCCAAGAGATTTCAATAGTCCACCATCAAGTGCATATCGTAAATCATGGCCAGGTCTACTGCCATGGAAATCAACCATTTCATAATTCAGTTCTTTGCCTTGTGCTGCGGCAATCATTTTAGCTAAGGTTAGATTATCAATTTCTTCTGTACCAACAAGATTGAATTTAGGACAATGAGCCCAACCATAATCACCAGTATGTTTGTAATCTTTTGGTAATGTATTGAGAATAAACATTAAACCTTCGGCAACATCTTTTGCATGAATATACATTCTTGTGCCGGCTTCTGTGCAATCAGCATTGGCATGGATATAAACTTTCTCACCATCACGAGCACGCTGAATACACATTGGAATAAACTTCTCAGGATGTTGGCGTTCACCAAACACATTCATTGTATGAGTAACAACGATAGGCATTTTGTATGTGTTCTCATAAGCAACACAGAATTCTTCTGCGGCAGCTTTACTTGCTGAATATGGATTTGTGGAGTTATAACGGTCATACTCTTTGTAAGAAACACCAGGAGGTGCCACTCCAAAGATTTCGTCTGTTGAGAAATATACAAATCGTTCTAAGTTAGGTAAATGCTTACGAGCATAATCTAACATATTAACTGTGCCTACAACATTATCTTGTAAGAATTCTGTTGGATATTCAATACTACGATCCACATGGCTGCCAGCGGCCAAGTGTAAAACGATATCGATTGGACCAATATCTTTAACAATCATTTCATTGAGTTCTGCTTTCAAATCATGAAATACAATCCTCAGGCGAGATGAGACCACTTTTGGGTCATGATCTTGTAACATATCATGTAAACGATTTAAGTTACCTGAAATATCTAAACGATCTAAGCAAATAATCTTCCAATCTGTTTCTTTAAGCATCTTGTCGATAACATGATGAGCAATAAATCCTGCACCACCTGTAATCAATACACTTTTACTCATAATTTAACTCCATAATGTTCGGCAACACCGTGTTTGCCATGAAAACCTAAACTTTTACCTAACCAACCAGAACCATAATCATATTCAATACTAAATCTATCAGCAATTTCTATTGGAGCAAACTTAATTCCATACTGATGTTCTAATACACCATTATGTATCTTACAAATAATATTATCTTCGGGGATCCATTTTTCACCAGCATCATTGATAACATAACAGGCAACATCATTCAGATATTGTGGATAATCAGATGTTAGATTCTTAATCTTCATATGAATAAAGGCATCATATAACTTTCTTGACCTTAAACAGAATCCACCATTACCAACTATACCATCACCCCAACGAGCACCAATATAATCATAATTTAAAAACTCATCCGTCCATGCTTCAGAATTGACTGCAAAGCCATCAGCGTGAATAATTAAGTTGTAATCTTCGATACAAACTTCTGGACATAACTTCAATGTAACAAAACTATAATCGTTATTATACACTTTTATTTTTGGTATAATAACCCAAGTTACAGGCACACCAACTTCTTCAGGAATATCAATATCAGAAAACCAATACACTTTGGTAACTTTATCGCCAAGAGTTTTAATCGTTCTTTTTAAAGCTTCAATTGTAGGAGTATAATATAATGTATCAATACAAGTAATGCTTATTGCCATGTGGTACCTTCAAAGTCCATCCAATATGTGGACATTCTTCCTTTACCTTGCATGAGATAGAATGGCAAAGTATGAATTAATCCACGACTAGAGTTATAGTATATCAAATCTTTAGGTGCTCTGTCAAGCGACCAAGCAAAGTGGCTAGTACCAGTATCACCACCAATAAAGATTTCGGCATCCATAATGTGGTTAAGATTTTCTATAATATCGGCACTTACTTTCCAAACATCATTCGATTCAAATCCATTTTTAGAACAAATGATTTTTTCATAATCTTTATATTCTTCTGTACTATATTTTTCAAGAAGTTGTTTAAATAAATTTGTAGGCCAATTTCGGTATGTATTATATGGTGCATCTGTTAATGGGAATATAACAATCTTCTTTTTCATAGGTTTGTTATTTGGAATCTTTACCAAATCACCACAGATATCTCTAAAATCCCAAATATTAACTCTACGCCAAGGTAATGATTCTTGTCCTTCAAATGCAGAGAAATAATCAGTCATGCCAATTAAGAAAGAATGGAATTCTTGAACATTTCTGTCGGTACTTGTTGCTTCTGCTCGAATATGAAAACGAATCTCTGGATTATTGTTTACTTTTCTTAGATGTTCAACAACATTACAAACACCAACTAAATCACCCATTCGTAATGGACCACCAAAAGTACCAGGTTCAATATTAATAATTGTAGGCATGTAATTTATTTCCGTCCATAGAGGCAAAGTGATGAACTGAGTTTGAAGGCAATTCTAACATTTCATCGTATGTTGTGTAACCATGGATTTGGTCTGCCAATCCTTTATCTCGAATTGAACTAAGCCATGCTCTTTCTACTGCACTTTCACATCTCCATACTTCGTTCATGGAAAATGTATCTTTAACAAATTGAATGTCTGCAAAGAAACATAATGTTCCAATACCATAATCATCTTGTAGTGTTATAACTTTTTTATTCAATGATTCATACTTTTGAATTAATTTTGGATAATCCAAATCTGGATGTTGGTCATAACAGAGTTTTAACACATTCTTAAAACCATATCTACTCAGTACATTTAATCCGTTTTGAATAGCTGACATTTCAGCAACACCATGGTTTGGTCGATTTGGTATTCCATCAATCTGCCAACGATTATCAGAATCGTAGATAAATGAATGACACATATTTTGAGTTTCTTCATCTAAAGTGGAATGTGCTGAAAGGCAAATGTAGTAACCAGATTTTTTTAAATATTTCACCAATGTTTTGGTCATCATACGTTTACGCATTACTGCTTCAGCATCACCACAACTATGAAACTCGGGATCATTACCGCCGGTATAGGCAGTAATTAGAATTGCTGTGTCTTGTGATACTATATTCATTTCAATAAACTTTCTAATTCCTTAGCATGAACTAATTTTCCAAGTGCACCTTGGTAGAAATGTTTTTCAAATACTTGTTGAATATTTTTACCATTATCCCAAGATACATCGTTATCACCAACTCTAAATTCTGGTTTCCAATCTTCTGCCTTCCAAACACAATACAAAGGAATATCACATAAGTCAGCCAACATACCAATGCCAGTAAAGTTTGTAATGAATGGTTTTTTTAGATTTTTGAGAATGTAAGCATTTTCTAACATAGGTCTATCATAATCAATAAACTCACAATCTTTTAGGTGTGATAATATGTGAGTTTCCCTACGATCATCAATATCACCTACAGACCATCGATCACCAACATAATAGGCATCTTTCACAGTAATATCATATTCTGGTGTTTTTACTGTGAAATCATCATCAACTTCAAACTTCATTCCATAATTATCTTTCATAAAGTTTTCGTAACGACAAGTTTCAGTCGGTCTATAACGATCATTTTTATCTTCACGAATTGGCCAAGAACTCATTTTGATGATATCACCATACAAGAATACTTCATCATCAAAAAATACAGCCGTAAATAAATCTTGATACATTAGGAATTCTTTAATACCTTTAAACTTACGCATTTCTTTTTTGATATAAAGTTCATATTTACCATAAGACTTACTAATACCCGACATTACAGGTAAACCATTTAGAAAGTCGCCAAGATTGGCAGTTCCATTAAGATAAATTTTCATTATAATCCTTTAAAGCAATAAACCAATTATCAGGAGATACTGGATGTAATTCAAACATTTCTGGTGCTGCCAAATAGGACATCAACAATAATGTTTGATCATCATCAATTAAATTATTTTTAAATAACTCTTGTATATTATGGTAAACCAAGGTTTCAAGATACGGCCACATTTCTTTATCAGCAACAATACATGGTCCTGTAATATGGACATCATTGTTTGCAATAATATCTTTGATGTAAGAACCTTTTTGCCATTCTTTGATGGTGAAGAAATGAATTTTTCTCCTAGTAAAAGGATATGTCCATCTTGTTATGTTGTGGGGTTCTCTGCAATACCCAAAGTCCAACCAAGCTGCTTGGTCTGTGTGAACCATATTCATGGAGATTGCTCGATTTACAAATGTTGCTTTTAATAAATTGACTACAACATAATCGGCATTCCAATATTCCGGATTACGAACTTGTGATGGGTGAATAATCTCTTGAAACTTTGGATCTTTCTGTATTTCAGATACCTTGGATTTCAATTCATCGAATTCATTTTTGAAATCAATAATAACAATCTGTGTTGGTTTATCACCTCGTAATTCTTTAACTTTATCTTCAAACTCGGATGAAGTATATACAACCATATCATTCTCAAGCTTTGCCATTTCAGCAAATCGTTCAAAGTAGGTATCATTCGTTCTTTGTAAATAGTGTGGTAGACCTTTATCTGGTGTCCAATCACCACGACCAATATCAAAAAATGCTGTTACAATAGTAATATCATTCATAATTAAACTCTATAGGTAAAGTATTCCGATTCATCTTCTTGGCCGTATTTCTTTTGGATAAACTCTTTTAATACTGGCACACGGTCATATTGGTGTACGATTGGGAATATCTGTCCTGTCCAATCTTTTAATAAACCATCTTCAAACACAGGTTCCGGAAAAAGTAAATTAGGTCTAAAACTAGTAATCTTAGATGGATCCATAATAGTACCCAATTCAGCAGCCCATTGTGTTGTTTTAGTTACAACGTCTTTAAATGGTTGAGTATTGATTAATACATTGAATACGGCTTGGTCAACGATAGGAATTGGTCGGTTGACGCCGTTAGTGAAGATATGAAACACCATATCTTTTACATATTCAGATTCACCACCGAATGTTCCAACATTAAATATTTCATTTTCTTTGAATTCATTATGTACATATTGGCCATAAGCTTGAAATAGATTTTCGTTACCCCAAGGTTCGTCTTTATATTTTAAACCTTCGGATGCAATAACAAGTTTACGGTCAACAAGGAATTTAAATGGATCAGTTTGGAAATAAACATCTTTTACATCTGTGGTGATAACATAATTATAATCTTGCCAAGTATCTCTTAGATAATGATATATTGAAAGAAAACGTAAAACGTGCACGGGAATATTTGGAACTTGAACCATCTCTACAACAAGAAAACCTTGGTCAATTAACCATTTTCTTGTTTCATCTGTACCAACACCAAAAACCATTACCTTTTCGGTATTTTCATCACAAACTTCATTGATGGATAATACCCAAGGTTTTAGTTGATTGATGCCGTAGTTTGTACAGCCGCCGATGATGAGATTTTTTTGTGCCACGGGAACTCTCCATTATATTTTTTATTCATTACTGCATTTCCATTGATAAAGAAATCGGATGTAACCGAACCTTTACCGCCATCAACACGATAGTTCACGGTGTATTCACCTGTGCAATCGAATTTTTGAAAGTGTTGAGCAATAGTTGCCAGAAACACTCTATCTTGTCCCCAACCGCCATGCCAAACGCTAGCTAATTTTACACCAATTTCTGTTTTAAGGCAATATGAATTGGTGTCAACATGATTAACTCCATGATAAGTTTGCCATTTACCTAATGATTCACAGTCATCGTGGCAAACAAAATCACCCTTTTTGTTATATACATCACGGAGAGAATAACACCAATCTAGATTTTTTAGTTTGATTGTATTGATACAGGATTCAACATGATTAGGTTTCAACCAATTATCTTGGTCAAGGTATAACACATATTCGGTATCAACCAGGTGGGTAAATGCTGCATAGACACGGTGACCATAAAATCCATTGGCACCCACATTCAAAGGCAAATTACAAATCATAATTTTTTTATAATTTTTATGATTCTCAAATTGTTTTAAAAAGTTTCTTACCGCATAAACATATTCCGGACCATCACACACAAGATAACATTTAGTGTCATAAGTTTGGTCTAACACAGATTGTATAGCAGTAAACAACTCTGGAGAACCAGTAGTTGGTATAATCACAGTTGCAGTCATAATTAATCTCTAGTCAGTTTTAATATCTTCTCTATTTGTTTTTCTATAACAGGTTTTCTGTTAGGCCAATATATATATTCTTTATCTCCGGTCGAATGTAACTTGGTTAGAAAAGGAACAATCATCTTTTCTAATTGGTTTAATCGAGTTTTATAGTCATCAGCTGTTTCAGCCGTCTTATCTATAACCGAATTATAGTCCGCTTCAGATATAGCAGAGAATCCAAAATCATCACCAGTATCAAACTCTTGTGCTAGTTTATCGAAATCAATGAGTGCCATCATTTACCTTTATTTTGCTATAACAAATTTTGCTGAGTCTTTTGACATTGAAGCGGCATATGCATATGTCATTCTAACGAATGTGGACCTTATAGATTCATCTTTAAAGATATTATCAATTATAATAGGCCAAAGTTTATTTGATACACATAGAGCACTAAATTGTCCCACTCTCTCATCATAATTAATTTCTTTTTTAACTTCTTTTATCACTTCTTTAGTTTTTTCATCTTTATTTTTTATGTCATAACCTTTATCCTTGACTTTATCAGCCAATTCTTTTCTTATAGGTTTTTTATTTTCTTTAAAATCTGCGTTTGATGTTTTAAATTGATTTTGAAATTGATTCACAACTTTATCATCAATTAGTGATATTATCCCTAAAATTTGTTCCAATCCAAGACTTCCTCCCCTGGCAGCCATCCCCTTTAACAGAATCTCACCTTTAATACCTGCGGTAGAAGCATCGTGTCTAATTAATATTTTATCTTTTTCACTATTGGTATTTTTTAAAAATAATTTTAAATCTCTGGCTGGGGGTTTTGTTGGAATTTTGCCGGCCGGATAAGGAGTCCATTCGTAATTACCCCCTCCTAATTTTTCTAATTCTTTCCATTCTCTAGTTCTATTGAAGTTTACTTTTTTTATTGTAACTTCTCCTGGTGCAAATTTTAAAGATAATGGTAATAATTCTCCGTTATCAATTAAATCACTTATCATTTTATTCAATGAGATAAAAGTTGTTTTTGATAAATTACCGGACGATGCTGCAGTAGATATTGTTTTTTTAGCCAATGGTGTTGCAAAGTAAATGTCAGCAGGAGACCATTTATTTAATTCACCAAAAGGTATAAATTTGTTTTTAGTAAGCTTTTCTTTATTTTTTTTTTGTTTATTATTAGCGACTTCAAATAGTTTTGATATATCGTTCATTATTTCATCTTTGTGTTCATAAAACACATCGGACCATCCAAAAGGAGCAATCTTGGCGTGAAGTTTATTTAACCCATTCACTTCTACTATTAGTTCTTTTGCAATATTGGAAGATGAAATATACCAAGGTTTATATTTTGTTAGAAAATCATCTACTTGTTGAAATGATGCTTGGCCTGATTTAACATGATTTTTAAAAATTTCTTCAACAGAATTTTTTTTCTTTAAATACATCATATTCCATGCTTCTTTAAATTCTAGATAAGTTTTGTATGTGTTTACATCAAATAAACTTTTTGGTAATTTAATTTTATCTTGGCCAAGGTAATCTGCCATAGCACAGAATAGTGCTTGAGCAGTTTCTTGTATATCTTCTTTTGAAGCCATGGTTTACCTAATGATTTGAATGTCTTTACCTGAAGTCCAGATTTCGAGTTCTGTCCTCAATCTACCCTCAGTTTTAAGGGTTTCGTATCTATTTATAGCTTTACTTCGCCACCATTCGATAACATTACTCAATTCATGTTTATCGTAATTTTCACCTGGTAAGAGTGCATCCGTTTTACAATTCATATAATCTACTGTATTCTTAAATCCATAATCAGAAGTATAATATCTTTTCTTTTCTGTCAACTTTTTAGCGTTCTCAATCGTTATGTTGAAAGCATCACCTTCGGTTGTTCCTTTTAAAGCGGCTTTCGTTAAGGCAATAATTTTGGTAAATGTTCTTAGTTTCCTACTAGTGGTTGATGTATCACCACCTAATAAATCTCCAGTAATATTTTCCACATAATTCTTTAAATCGTGATACCTTTGTCCGTGCATCATTGGTACAATATCAGATTCAGTCAAACCCTTAAAACGAATATATGGTTTCATGCCATCATATTGTGATACCGACTTTGTAGAACCGTACAAACTGGTAGTTTCAAATAGGCAAAGATTCATACCATACTTTTTATTACAGATTTCTCTTACTGTATGACTGGTACAAATGGCGGATAGGAGTTTACCACCCAAATAATTAAATCCAAATGGTTGTGCTGGTACAATTACGAATCCCATGGCACAAGAAGCATTGAATCGCTTGGCCGTATCTTCCTGTTGAATCCAAACTTGTCCTAGGTAGTCATTACGGGGTTTCATATAGATGACAGGTGAACCTAAACGAATGAATCCTAGAATCTTTCCTGAGTTCTTTTCCTTGACCGCTAATTGTATATTTTTACCAACTGGTGCTTTATTAATATGGGAACTGGTAATGGCAAGTAATGTTTCAAATTGAGTATTGGGTATTTCACAAACATCGATATCCATGTCCTTTGGGTGCATGGTAAAATCTGAGAACAAATCATCTTCTGGTGGAAATAAAGAAGATGGCATATCTGCCACATTCTTCAACTTTTCATCACGCATATATTCTTCGGTACTTCCGATATTACTAAAGTAATCATCAAACACTTTAGCACAATGTAGTGCTTGTTCTCTACTTAGAATCATCTGTGCCCCATTTGATTTTTAACCAAATGCGTTCATGAATATAATAATCAATACTCAATAAAATATGTAATAATGTGGCAAATCCTGTGGCTTTACTAATATCACCCGTAAACATATATGTCCACAGAATGGTAAATAACCAGGCTGTGATTCTATAACTAATCATCCTTGCAACGGTTCTTTTGTGTGTTTCTATCATATCTTAAATCCTTCAAAGTTTTTCTTTTCATGTTTAATTTTATTATGAGCACCAACACCTTGGTGTCCTGCATCAGCAAGGCCTTGTTGTGCTGATTGTTCAACATCAAACAATTTCATCTTTGCTCTATCAACACCAATAGTAAATCGTTTGTAATAAGATGGATCATTATAACGATTCTTTAATTGTTTGACCATCATCTGACCCATTGATTCCAAATCTTCAGAAGAAATCAAAGCAAACATTAAGTCTGCCGTGGCGGGAAGTCCGAACGATTCACTCGTATCTTCAAGTCCTGGATCACTAGATGTAAATCCGGATCTTGTAGTCTGTGTCGCAGATACAATAGGAACGTTATACTCAACAGCAAGACCCCGAAGCTCCTCTGCAATTGATTTAACATAGGTGTACGAATTAATATTCGCACCAGCCTTAATACGAGAACTGCAACAAATATTAAGGTAGTCAACAAATATAATATCAGGTACGAAAGACCTTTTGAGATTGAGTTCATTTAATAAAGTCCGAAAGTGTGAGGTTGAGGCAGATGCGGTAGGATATTCTTTGATAATAAGTTTACCGGTACACTTCTCACGAACACGATTAACTTTCTTATCATACATATCTTTTGGTAAATCAATAAGGTCATCTAAAGTAACATTTAAAAGATTTGCATCAATACGCTCAGCAATCTTTTCTTCAGCCATTTCAAGTGTAATGTACAATACATTTTTGCCTTGAACCATTGCTCCTGCCGCCACATGGCACATAAACAAAGATTTACCAACACCAGTCCCAGCAAGAGCAATATTGAGAGTTTTAGCTGGCAGACCACCTTTTGTAATTTTGTTGAAGCATTCCAAGTCGAAAGGAATTCGTTCCTCTTTTCTATGATAGAATTCAAATCGAGCATCAGAGTTCTCTAAGTAATCATGGCCTACGGTTGTATCGAAACTGACGGCCAAAGCGTCCGATAGTATAGTGGGAATCGCACCTTTCTCATGGCTTTTGTCCTTACCATCGAGAATTGAAATAGCCCGTAATACGCCATTGTAAATGGCTTTCTCTTGGCAAAACTTTTCCGTCTTATCAACAAGCCATTGAATCTCGGACTCCTGTGTACGATTATTTTCAACTTCTTTGAGATAAGTTTCACAGTTCTTAACTTCGTCATCCGTAAGAGTGTTCTTTTCTTTGATGGCAATACTAATTGCCTCAATCGATGGCGGATTATTGTAAGTTTCCGTGAATGATGTAATTTCATTAAATATAGTCCTCTCGGTTCTGTCCGAGAAATAATCTGGTTTAATAAATGGTAAAACTTTTCTTAAATAGTCCTCGTTATAGACCAGATTTTTCAGTATCGCTTGTTCCAACTTCATCAATTACTTCCTGTTCAATGTTACTACCCATAATTTCAACAAGTAAATCACCTAGATAATCTTTAAACTTGCTGTCTTTTTCCAATTTACTTGGTTTATCTACTGTAGATTCTAACACATCATATGCAAAAAGTAAATAGACTTGTTCATTTTCTTCTTTGAACTTTACCTTACCATATTTAAAAAGTGTGTCTTTATATGGACCATCAAGTAATTTAATATGTACCGCAGTCCCATCATCTTTTGGGTAAATAAAACAGTAATCAATTCCTTCAATCATCTTCTACTCCATTTGTAGTTTCCAAATCAAATGCTTTTTCAACTGTATCATCTTGCATAATACTACCAGAAGCTATTTGATAAGTATTTTGTACATAATCTTGAAAAGATTTTTGTTTCAAAATTGGTAACCAAAATTCAGAAGTATCGGTATCTTTGATACGATATTTCTTTTCTTCTATAACGCCATCCGAATCCACCTTTGAGTACCAACCATTAGATGGTTTAACAACATGTTTTGAATCAAGAGCAATATCAAGTAAACCACTCCACTTGCTAATACCGCCATCATGACGAACTGTAACAGGAATCTTAGCTTTTTCTCTAACATAACGAGATTTCTCCACATTGATAATAAAATTATAACCAATTACTTCGGTGCCTTCTTTTTCTTGTTGACGACCGATAATGAAGATGTTATCAGCAGAGTAATAAGAACCTGTGCCACCACCAACAATTGCTTTAGGGAACATTCCAATTTCCATGTAAGTATGATTAACTACAATCATGGGAATATCTTTAAGTGATAGATGCGGTGTTACCATTCTAAACAAAGATTTAACTGCTTTAGCTCTTGACATATCACCAACGGTTTTACCTTCTAGTGCATCATTAACCTCTTTGATAGAAGCCAAATTACCAATTGAATCTACGATGATAATTAAATGATCACCACGTTCAACTTCATTCATCTGTTGCATAATATCGATTTTTAATTTTTCAATATCGGTAATAGGAGTATGCAAAACACGGTTAGTATCAATACCAAAAGAGTCAAAGTAGGATTGCGGTGTGCCAAATTCTGAATCATAGAATAATAATGCTGCATCAGGATATTTGTCCAAATAAGATTTGGCCATCAATAATGAAAATGCAGTTTTAAAATGTTTGGATGGACCAGCCCACATTGTAAGACCAGGAGTTAAACCGCCATCGAGTTTACCACTTAGTGCCACATTAATAATTGGCACAGATGTTGGAATCATATCTTTATCTGTAAAGAATTTTGATTTGGATAGAATAGCAGATTCTTTAATACTACTATTCTTTTTAATTTTGTCAAGTATACTCATTCATTTTCCTTTTTACGAAATGCCAACTCAGCATCATCTACATACATACTGTCTATTTTAGATTTCCTGTTTGGAAATCCACGTTTCTTTTTTGATATTGGTGGAATACTTTCACCAGAAGCATCATCAATTACGATGGGTTCTTCTTCTGCCGGCACACTCTCCTCAACTGTTGTGATATTTTCTTTTTCAATCTCAACTTTATCTACTTTTTTAGAAACCTTTTTGGTCTTTTTGGAGAACTTTTTTGGATCATCAACTTCTTTAGGTACCACTTTTACTTCTTTTTGTTTCATAGATATGTTTGCTGCTATCAATAATAACACAGCTAACGGGTCAAATACAACCATTATTAACATAATTACCAAACGAACGGCTTTATCAATCGCAGTATCATCTTCCGTACCATAAATCATATCACCCACATACTTAATAGGACCAACTTCTGCCACAAGTTTATTGGATTCTTTAAGAAGTGGTAATTTCTTTTTGTTAATTTCTGTCAATTCTTTTTGTGTAGATTGTATTTGATTATCTAAACGATTACTTGCCGTTGATGGATCCTTGGCACGAGCAAGGAGATAATCCAATCTTTCTTTGATAATCTTTTCTTGTTGATTTAATGTTTTAACTTCAACAGAATTTGCACCAGCATCCAATGTAGATTCAATATGTGCTTTAGATAAAAAGCCAAAAATACCCATACTTGTAATTACCATAAGAATAATTACGGCAAAAGTCAAATATGATTTTAATAAAAGTGGGCAGTTCTTCCAATTACGATATAACCATGATGTAGTAACCAGTTTGCTGGCTTCAAGAACCGAGCCCATAAAAACGATTGGCCAAAATGCGCCAGTAAATATTGCTGCCAAACCAAGTATGGAATAATAGGCAGCAATACCAGAAAGTGCTAATGCACAGAGTAATGTTAAAAATGTCATGAGAAGAAATCCTCTAAGCTACTTACCTTTTCAGTTGACCATTTCATACAGTCCAAGATAACCTTGATTGGTTCTAAGAACGCTTTGTCAAATTGTAAATCATAATCAATATAGTTGTCAAGCCCAAGTTCTGTTGGTAACCTATTTGGATATGAAATGACTGTATCTTTGAACGGGTTTGGCATCTTTAGATAAGTGAATTTAATCTTTTCACCTTCTTGGATTAATTGATATTTTTTGGTAAGATTGTGTTGTTTTAAAAAGTTGTTATATAAAATAGCGCCCTTAACATGAATTGGAGTACCCAATTTATATAAAGTTGCAGCATCGGAGTATTTATTCAAGCCATTTAAGCCCCGAGGAAAAGAAATCTCCTCAGGTGGCAACTTATGAAAATCTTCTCTGAACTTGGCAATAAACTTATGAATGTCATCTTCTGTACCATTCACCATTAGGCTTATAGATTCTTTCATCTTCTCACGAATAGCAGATGGTGTAGAAGATTTAATCATTTCCAAACCCATCACCTTCATTTGAGGTTCATTGTATTGGACGCCTTCATTATTATACACATTTAAAATGTATCGTTTCTTGGCAGTCCAAATACCTTTGTCAGAAAGACCTTCTCTTTTCATTTGCATCTTCTGGTCATAAGCATGAACATAATCAGAAAGTTCTTTATAAGAAATATCAATGAAAGGCTCAAGTTTATCTCTACAAATTTTATCCATCAAAGATATTACTTTTTGTTTGTCAGATGTGTCCTTGATAAATTTATTAACCAATTCTCCCATTCGTAGGTAAATTGAATCAGTATCAGAAGCAATAACATAATCAGCATTTTTGGTCTCCAAAAGTTTATTCATCCACGCATTAATCTTGGCTTCAATCCAACGAATACTTAATTGTCCAGCAGTAGTGACCCCAAGAGCCATCCGTAAATCATAAAAACGAAAATATTGAGAACCGAGAGCACCGTAAGCAGAATTGAGCGAAACCTTCTTGGCGAGTTGGATGTTGTTGTACTTGGCGATACGTTTTTCAATTTCGTATTTTTTCGATTCATCTTGTTCATGTTCATATTCCTGTTTGGCTTTCAACATTAATTTTTTAAACTTGCTTCTATCAGTATACATTTCTTCCATCATTTTAGGTAAGAAACCTTGAATGTCGGTACGGAAGAATTGTCCGTTAGGAGTAATTGTTGCATTGGTAAGTTTAGATGTATCAACAGATTTGCTCAACAACTTATTCACATCAACACCAGAAGAAAGAATCTCACGCATCTCATCTGTATAGTTTTCAGGTTCAATAAGAGTTTCTGGACTGATATTATATTGCATCATCAAATGTGGATACAAAGAGTTTAAATCAAATGATGCCACCCAATCATGCTTACCAACCTGAACTTCTTTAACATAGGCACCCTCAAACGCTGATGATTTCTCTTTAACAATCCTAGGTGGAACAATAATGCCTTTTTGAAATAGATAATCATATGTCATTGAATCCCACATACGAGTTTGTGCAAAGATATCTTCAAAGTTTGTTTTGGTATCATACGCCAAGGTTACTCCTAATTCAAGCAACTTCAACTTTTCTTCCAGTTTAATAATGAGTTCAACGTCTTTGATGTTATACTCAATAAACTTTTGATAGTTCAAACGATATAGAGCATGAAGGTTATCAAATTCATCATAAGAGATTTTGCCTTCACCCAATTCAACTTGAGCAATGGCATCTAAACGATAAGATTCTTGTGACTTTCCGCCAGGAGCATACCATTTGTATAGTTCAATATAATCGAGAGATTCGACACCCATAATATTATAAGCAACCATTTCACGACCATTAATATTGGTCTTGCGTTCACCAATATAATTCCACGGAGATAACTTTTTGGTTGCATCTTCACCAAGAATTTTACGAAAACGATTGATGATATAAGGCTCATCGAAGAACTTAGTATTCCAGCCAGTTAGAATATCTGGTGTCTTATCAGCCCAAAGCGACATGAATTGTTTACATAAAGAATATTCATCACGGCATTTAACATAGATTTCTTTACCTTGAGTTTCATAATCACCACAACCAAAAACATAAATTGGACCATTGAGATATTTTAATGCAATCGCTGTGATTGGTTCATTTGCTTGATATGGGTTTGGGAACCCATTTTCAGAACCAACCTCAATATCTATTACACCAACAAGAACCTTATCGAAATCATAGTCGACCATGCCATGATGTTGGTCGGCAATAAAGGCATATTCAAATCGAGTTTGTCCATAGATTTTACTGGCATTAGAAACACCTTCAAACTGCTTGATGAAATCTCTAGCTGAACGGATATCACCAAAGATTTTTTGGTCAAGATATTCACCATCGAGTGAGGTGAAGTTTGTGATTTTTTTGGAAGGTATATAAAGTGAAGGAGAATATTCAACTTTCTGCTTCACTCTCTTACCATTTTGAATACCTCGATAAAGTATGTTGTTACCGAAGCTTTGAACATTTGTATAGAAAGAACTCAATTTAGCCTGTAATAATTTGTTGTTTAGGAACGATGATGCCAGCACCAAAGATTTGGTCATAATTCGTAATAAAATCTTCTGCTGGAGTATAAGAGTATACTACATGTTTCTTGGCTAAGGCAACCGTTGCACCTGTTTTTTGTTCAGAGTGAATAGGAAATGGTGAAAATCCAACTTGTGGTTCACCTGTTTGTTTATTACGAACTACTGCAATACCAACTGGATTTACCAATACGAATTCCGATTCTGATTGAGATTCGAGTTCTCCAATAACTTCTTCACCTGTAACTAATTTGAGGGCTAATATATTCATTTTGTTTCTCCATATAAAATTTAATTCAATTAAGGCCAAGTAATTAAGAAGTTAACTTTCTTTTTTTCTCTCAACTTTTGTTCTTCTTCAATTCGCTTGAACTCATCATCTTCATTCTTATCATCTTGTTCTTTTACGGGATCATGTTCTTGTGTCATCTTCCACGACCCGCCTTCCGCTGAACAACCATCTTAGGAACAAATTTTGGTTTTGATATTTTAGGAGCAGGACCTACTGGATTTAAAGTTCGAACTTTTTTCAATTGTTCTTCACGAAATTTTTTATCATCTGACATATTATCTCCTTAAAGTTGGTTGCGGTGGATAGATTCGCACTACCGACATCCGGATTATGAGTCCGGCGCTCTACTACTGAGCTACACCGCTATAGTATATATCAAACCTGATACCAAAGTTCATCATAGTATTCATCTTTATTACAACCACATTCCGGACATTGAAAATTTTCAGGCAATTGTTCCCAATCACCTTCTTTTTCATTATCGTGTTTATGTTTACATACTATGCAAACGTGTAATATTTCAGCTGTCATTATTTTTTCCTCGAAATCAATTATTGAGAATACTGTTTCGTGTTTAAGAGAATTCAACCGACCCCTTACGGGATTATTTCGGTATTATACTTCTCCCCCCGATTACACCTTTCATACTGCTTCAGCCAGCAGTTATCTCCGGATTATGGATGGACACCTCAAGGGTGATGATATTCCTTAACAGTTAGGATTGCTTATTCTTTTTCACACATTCTCAATAATTGGCTCCCCAACGTGGGATCGAACCACGGACCAACAGATTAACAGTCTGCTGCTCTACCGCTGAGCTATCGAGGAATAACACTATACGGTTTTACCATAAAGATGAATTAACAACTCATCTAAAGATTTTTTGTTTCCTTCAACTGATTTCCAATCAACTAAAACGCCTTGGTAATTATACATTGGTATAATATTAAATGGTATCGTTTTAATATCTATAATTGGAAAATTTTTATTCTCAGAAAAATCTAAATTATAATTTGTATTTGTTTCAGAAACAACTAAAAAATTATTTGGTCCATTAAATGTTACATGATCAAATTTAAAATGATTTTTTACTTTTACCGTATAAGGATCAAATTTACTTAATATATTATCTACAACAAAATATTTTGATTGAAATATCTGTTTAAATTTTATTGTACCTTTATTATATTTTGACAATACATTCGTTGCGTAAAGAGCAGGATACACAACCAACGTTTCTCCAAGTAATACACTACCACTATTAACCTGAATATCTATTTCCACTTTACCATAACAATTTACATTATTTTCAAAGGAAAATAATTCTGTTCCTTCAACTAATCCATCTTTACAGACGATACCATCAACTAATACCTTAATTGAGGTATTCGGTTCAGCTTGACCATGTATGGTAAAAGTTCTAAATGATTCAGCCACGGTTATTTGTTCCTATAAAAAATTATTCTTATTTAATAATAATTGGAGCGGGATATTGGAATCGAACCAATAACGAGAGGTTGGAAACCTCTAGTTTTACCATTAAACTAATCCCGCAAAAACTGGAGCGGTGGTCTGCTATGCTCAGATAATATAAGAGGGTATCTCACATCGTACTATTACACACCGCATTGTTACTTTTCTTTATCTTTTCTTGCTTTGGCCTTGGCTTCAATTCTTGCTAATAAGTCTAACAACTCTTTCTTGGTTAACATTCTACCCCATGAAGGTGTTGGTTTTTCTTTTTCTGTCATATGTAATACTATAACATTTTTTATTCATAATGTCAAATGGTTATAGCAAAATATACCAAAATATACTTTACTATAACCACCCTTTTTAGATTTCTCTAAACGCCTTATAGCTTTGTTACTTTTTTTATGACTCCCTGCTTTACGAAACAATGCCAATTTGACAAGATAGTTTCGTGGTTGGGGAGTATTTTTCTTTTTCATGATACTCTCCTTAAAAATATGGGGCTCGTTGTGTAAACGGGACGGCCACCTCCGTTGTTGTTCGGCCAAGAATCCTCAACCCAATCATTACACTTGATACAACAAACTGGTGGAGCATCTTGGGATCGAACCAAGCATGCCAGAGGCGGCGGATTTACAGTCCGCTGAATCACCATTGATTCTTCTGCTCCGTATTACTTACTTATTGAGGGATTTTCCAGCCTAGAGGTTCCGGATCAATTGGTGTGTCCGGATTTTGAATGCCAAAGAATACATCCCAAAGTTTTTCTTTAATGGCAAATTTTGCAAATAGGCCTACTTCAGTACCAAATGCTTCTATTTCCCATGGTTGAACCCAATAATCGATATTATCAGAATCAACTTTTCTGCCTTTCCAACGAGTTAATGTTTCGTTGGTTTCGTTATAAGCATATTGCTTAATGTGTGTCATTTCATGTGCAAGACATTTTAATATTTCCATTGCACCAATATTTGGATTCAATTCTATTTCAAATTCTCTTGCTTTGCGGCTTTCATTATATTCTAATATAGAAGCGTAACCATAAACGGGTATACTACTATCGAATTTAATTCTGAGATAGATGTTTTCCAACATCTTAGGTTTCATGAGTTCCTGAGCGTAAAAAAGAGCAGCCCTCTTTACATAAGGACGGAAACGCTGTTTATCGGGACAACCGACTATACTTAACTGCATTTTAGGTCTCCTTTTAATAGACTGACCCAATAATTGCATTTCTCCGTTACTACTCACAACACTTATTTATCTACAATACTCATTTCACCTGGTGAAAAGTTTACTCTACTTTAGATACCATTATACTACATTTTTGTAAGAAAGTCAAGCCATCGTCATTCTTATAGGAATCACGGTAATATACCGATTTGACCCCCATGGCATACATTTGTTTAGCACAGTCAATACATGGGGCATGGGTCAGGAACATGGTGGATCCATCTCCAGATTCGTTGCCTCTGGCTAGTTTGGCGATGGCATTGGCCTCTGCATGGATCACTTCAGGTTTGGTTTTGGTGGTTATGGTATCGTCAGATAACTGGATATAATCTTCACAGTTATTATCCCAACCGCTTGGCATACCATTGTATCCGATACTGATAATTCGGTCATCTTTTACCACAATGGCACCTACCTGTAATCGTTTGGCGGTAGATAACTCCGAAAATCTCTGAGCCACATCCATATAGGCATCAATAAATTTTTGTTTCATAGATATCCAGTTTCTTGTAACATTTTATAAACCATTTTATAATCATAAATTAACGAAACCATCGTGATAGCCACCCGTTCTTCAATTTGATCAGGCGATTCAACACTATGTGGATTGGTAACATCCAATAACCAAGCTTCATTAGGTTTTGCAATAAAACTATTAGTTTCAATTAAATCATTTTTTTCAAAGGCTCGGCCGTTGGAGGGTAAATAATTTTTACTTGTACTAGGTGTAATATGACTTTTTACATCTACAGATTTAACTCTATAAAATTGAGTTAAACAATCTTGAGGTCTAATATAAAAATTAATTGATGAAAGTATTCCATTATCAGTATGAGCTTTAATGGAAGTATTTATTTTCATTAAAGAAAAATTAAAATTTTTTCTATATCTTTCAGGAACAACTTTAATTAAATTATCTAAAGGTGTTCCTTCAATTTGTAAATACCATATTCCTTTAAATTCATTATTAATCTCATGTCCATAATTAACTAATTCTTGGCCAATCAAACATTTTTTTTCATCAATAATAAAATTTTGTTTTAATTTTGCAAACATTTACTTAAAGTAATATTCTGAAAATATCATAATTAATAATAAAAGAAATAGTGCTATTCCAATTTTAGTCCATCGTTCTCGTTCAGTTTCAGGAGCTTGGTGATGACTGCGATAATAACAATCATAATCTGGATCATATCGATACACTTTGCCATCTACTTCAATTGTTTTTTGATATTCATCATTATTCATCACCAACTCCCATCATCTATCCATAATCTAACAGTAATCATGGCCAGTTCCAACACAAAAGCATCTTGTTCCCAGGCTTCATTAGTTTGATTATAAGCACATGAAAATCCCCAATGAAATGGATTTAACTTTAAGGTAATATTACAACCTGAGTATTTTAACCAATTCATTTTAGTCCTTTAAGTGTATATGAAGTAATCTTATCCTTAATCATAGAAGGAATATCCAAGTATGGCCATTCTAGGATAAACGGACAACCATATTCCCACCTATTATTATATAAGAATTTTCTCACTTCAATCATATCGCCTTTACTACTAGGATCAAATTGATGTCGCTGATATAAATTTAGTTGTTCAATCTTATTCATTTCACAATCTCCATATTTACTTTTTTCATATAATGCACAACTTGGGTTTCTTCATGACTTGGTATAGACTTTACCACGGGATAGTATTCTTCACCGTCAATAATATTCATTGTCCAATTTGTATAGGAATAGAAAATATCCGTACCACCATTTTTGGCACGGAGTTTCAATAATTTTGATTTGATTTTGGGGTTCATAGTTCTCATAATATATCCATTATAACATAAAGAAAGGGGCCAGTCAAGGCCCCTTATTATTACCTACCGTTTGGGTAGTTTAATTCTTCCCATTCTTCATCGGTAACAGGCCACCAGTTTAGAATGTTCATCTTTGAAAATACCTCTTTTTCATTTCCTCAGATTGTAGTTGTTTAGCATCTTGAATAACTTCAATAACTGAAAGAATAAATTTTTTGATATTTTTCATTTGATGGCAATCTTTTTGATGGCATCTTGTGCCTTTACCATATTCTCTAACCATACTTTGAGCATACCATTGGCAATTTCGGCATCTTTAATTTCTACCTTATCGGCAAGAGTAAAAGAACGGACAAAATTACGGTTGGCAATACCTTTATAGATGAAGCTTGCTGGATCTTCAGAACTTTCAACTGCTGCACCTCTGATTATCAATTTGTTACCTTCTAAAGTAACTTCAATATCGGTCTTAGCAAAACCAGCAACTGCCATTTCAATGACATATTTGTTGTCTTTTACTTGACGTATATTGTATGGAGGATAACCAGGCGTTGCCTTAGCAACAGTTTCAGAGATATCACGGATTTGGTCTAATACATCATCAAAACCAACTGTGAAAGGATCCAAAGATTTGGATAGTGAAGTCCATTGTGGAAATAATAGATTTGTGCTTGTCATGTGTTTCTCCTTAAATTCAAGCGAGTTTTTCAAAATTGATACCCCGAAGGCGTATCGGATTAAACTGGTTACGGTATCCAGCGGCATCGTAGCGTCATGCCCGCTTTAAAACGCTTCGTAAACTTAGCGGTCCTAAGGTGAAGCCAGTATATCAGTATTTATACTAGGAGTCAATAAGCCCCTGGTTTTTTACCAATTTGATATTTCGGAGTTAATTCCCAATCATCCTTTTCCTTATGGGAAAGTATCTTAATCTGTGATAGGAAGATAGGAGGCGGTTCTTCAATTTGTCTGGTGTTAACAATCTTTACCAGTCCCCAATCAGATAACAGTTTAGCAATGGCATTCCTACGAGATAAATCATTCTCGGAAATGTCGGTTGGTTTGCCATCCAAAGCAAATAACTCTTTGAAATGTACAATATAATACTTACCTTGCTTATGTAAAATATGACAAGATTGGTAAAGTATTCTGTCTTTTTTGGAAGCTACACCGATACGAGTAAGAGTTTCACGCACTTTGAGAAAATCATCTTTTTCATTTAATGTAACTTCAACTAAATCGATAATTGAAATCATGACTTGTTCATTCCGCCTTTATTTGTTTTTGCTTTTATTTCAGCGACTTGTTCTTCTGTAAGAATCCGTAAGGCGTCCTTGGCTTTTTCATTAGAATAGCCAAAATACTGCTTCACACAATCTATATCCTTGTCGACCTCTGATTTCTGCCAAGGTTGAAATTTCCTTTTCATAGGTCTAATGGTATTTAGAAGATACTGGTATTGCATGTCCGGATCAATGGAACAATGAACATTCATCTCATTGACATATAGAACACAATCCATATGGTATGATAAAGAACGATTTACAATAAAGGGTTTATAATCACGATAATCCATTTCATCGACAAAAACATTCTTCTTGGTTTGAAGAATTGATGGTATAATATCTTTAAATAATTCTGGCATATCAGTACCCCGATACAGAGTATTTTTGAAGTTCTTTCATTTCTTCATCAGACATTTTCTTAACAGGAACTAAAGCAGATTGTTCACGGTCAATCAGTATCATCTCACGACCATCTTTAGTCCTGTAGGTTCTTGTTTTAAAAGATTTAGGATCTGCTTTAAAGATCCATCCAGCCCATTTATCGGAATGTCGGCCAGCCGGTACAGAAACAAAATAAAGAATATCAACAGAGCGGCATTTACGAAGTTGGTTAGGTTTGAAAGTGAAAGCGTTTTGCATAATAAAAGGAACTTGTGTTTTTACTTCTACTTTATCCTCATCAGCCAATAAATCTTTTTCGGAATCATACTTATTGATAGAAGATTTAACTTTGCGTCCTTCTTCACTCAATAAATTGATGATGACCTTTTCACCAGCCAAACCTAATTCGTTCATCATTTCTTCTTTAGTCATAATGGTACAACTCTTTCACCATTGACACCCAACATATCGGTAATTTTTAATATTTTTTGAAAACGATAATCTTTATAAATTTCACTATTAAGCATTGGTCGCATTTTTTCAATTAAAACATCTTCTATGTCTTTGATAATAACTCCGTGTTCAAGTTCTTCCGAATTAATTTCAATATACTTAAAACTTAAATTGGATAAATCTCTACCAAAGTATTCAACATACTTATATGCTGCTGAGTGATTTTCATCAAATCTTTCTGTGCCCCTGACTGCTGCAATAAATCTTGCAATCCTGTTTCTTAAACAATTATCAGTTTTTCCAACATAAATTAATTCATTTTCTTTATACAGTAAATATATTCCAGTAACTAAACTTATCTTTTCTGTGGTTGTAAATCCATGAGCTGTTTTTAAATCTTCTTCAGTTAATACAATCTCATGTTTAGGAGAACCTCGAAATACATCATACATAGAATTTGCATAAATTCCTGCATAATCTTTTATTTCAAATTCGAATTTGAATAGTGTCTTAATCATTTGAACTCACAATCTACCATAATTTCAGTTAAACAAGCAATCATATTAATTTCATGGTCAGCAACAAAGGCCGCTTGATATTGGTACTTGGCAAGAATAAGAACCAACTGTGGTACAGAATTTGGTTTTAATAACTCATATAGTGTATCATAGAGTTTACGATAAATCTTTGCTGGATCATTGTCGAGGTTTGTGGTAACCCACTTACGAGTAGAAGCAAAGTCTTTATCTTTTAAGGATATAACCAGCGTACCAAGTTGAACATCAGAAACAGCACCAAGAATGCCTTTGTCAATATTACCCGAAACAGAATATCGCTGAAGTTCATTGAGAATTCTCCGATTATCCGGAAAGTGTTTTGTGATAACAGCTGCGACAACTTCTTTGTCATATGTAATTCCTTCTTGTTCTAAGATCCATTCAACACGTTTGAAGAAAGCTCCTGCCATTTTGGCTTTGCTTCCGTTAACTTTAAAATCAATAACTGAACACCGTGAATGAATTGGGTCAATGATACGATTTTTAAAGTTACAAGTAAAAATGAATGAACAATTGGATGCGAATTCTTCAATCGAGGCACGAAGAATTGCTTGTGCGTTTGGTGTTAAATAATCTGCCTCATCAATGATGATAACTTTACGACCACCAGCCAAACTAACCGATGACGCATAGTTCTTAATCTTGACACGAATGGTATCTACACCGTTTTCATCAGAGCCGTTGATTACAATATAATCACAACCAACTTCTTGACATAAGGCTTTGGCAATTGTTGTCTTACCGACTCCGGCAGAGCCTGACAACAATAGGTTCGGAATCTCTTTACGAGAAACATAATCTTTAAATGTGGATTTGATTGCATCCGGTAAGATACAATCATCCACTTTAGCTGGTCGATATTTTTCGACCCACAATAAATGTTCCATCACATACTCCCATAATATATTATACTACTTATTTTACTTCTGTAATTGCTTCAAATAATGCTTCAAAATCTTTAAACTCATCAATTTCGGTTTGAATGGATTGATTATAATACACTTTTGCCATTCGTTTAATAATCTTCTTAGGTACTTTTAATGAATCAAAAGTGGCATCAACAATGTCTTTGATTTCATTATTTTTAAATTCAATTTGTTGCATTGAAACATTGATTTCTTCAATGGCACCCTTGAGTGCCTTTAATTGAGTTTCATCTAAAGAACCGAATAATGTTTGTACGGTAGAAATAGACATCAGTTTAACTGGCCTTGAAGTACACCAACGGCTTCAATTTGTGATTCAGCAATTAAAAAAGAACCATTAATTAAAGAAAGCACGGTTTTACCTTTGTTTTCTTCATCGTTAGCAATAAAAACACCAGTTACATATTCTGGATTAATTGCAAGTTTGTTTCCTGTTATTGCGTCTGTGAAATAGATTAACATATTTTATTCTCCTGTTTTAGTTTCTTTGGCCTCAAATGCAATCCAATATTGAATGTCATCTTTGGTATTTTTAAAATGACCAATTCCTTTGAAAGAAATTTTAACTTCATAACTTCCAGGAATTAGTTTGATGTTTTCTGTTTTGAAAACAATTTTATATTTCTTGCCGTTGCCTTCTCCAACTTGAATGGAGTTTGTATGAGCAGAATTATCGAGTGCATCAAAAGCGACCAATTGAACCGCATCACCATCAGATTCTACGGCAATATGTGGTGAAGAAAGTACACTAGACACTTTCATAATGTTATTGTAATCTTCTTCTGATAAAGTGAATGATACATCAACGGAAGGAAGTGTAATCTCTTTCTCTGGAGGAGTAACAATCATTTCCTTAGCCGTCTTACGATATTTTGTAGAATTGCGACCAGATTTAAAAATTACATTCGAATCATCAAAAGACAAATCGGAATCTTTATGTAAAGAATGTACCGATAAGAATTGATTCAAGTCATATACACAGAAATCTTGTGGGAATATATCTTTAAGATTTGCTTGTGCCAATACAGTTTTACCAGCCGAAACGGTGGTAAGTTTAGTACCTTGTTTGAATTGAATACCTTGATTGATACTCGAAAAGTTTTTCAATACGGTTAGGGTTTCATTTGACAGCTTCATTTACTTCTCCATTATTTAAAGAATACATTATATCATGTTCAAAGAGAAACATCAAGCAGCACATTGCGTGTGCCAAATGATGTATACCAGATTCAGGATCAATTTGTTCGCCTTGTTTCCATGACCAAACATGGCGTTGTAGTGCATCAAAGTATCTACGTTTTGCATCAGGTACTTTTTGCCAATTGTCCCGTTCATACTTCTGAGCACCAAAAGTTAATACTTTAACGGTTTCTTCTAGTGCTAGTGGTGGTAACAAACCATATTCTAGTTTGCCACCATCAAATTTACGGCCTTTTTCCATTACATTTCTCCAACATAATTGGCAACAGCTGGCATATCTCCTTGGAAGTGATATGTACCAATATGTGAAGTTTTCATCCAAGGACAAAGGTGAATTGCACCACCAATTTTACGCCACATCTGACAGAACATGTAATCTTCTGAAAGATAACGGTCAGAACCACCACCAGTAATTGAATCTTTTGTATCGATTACTGTATCAAAGTAAGCATGGATGTAACGAGAACCATCAAAGTGTGCTTGACCTACATGGTCTGGTTTATAACGAATAGAAGGATATGCTTCTTGCATTTGCTTAAATACATCACGCTTAATCATCATAAAGCCCGTACCAATTTCCAAAACTTCCAAAGGTTCAGTTACGGAGAACTGTGCAGTACCTTTAACAGGATTAAAAACATAATCACCAGTAACTTTTTCCAACATACCAGGATCAATACTTGGATTTTTAGTTACAGCAGTTTTAACTGCTTTCCATTTAATCGCTTTCTTCGGATAAGGACCACCAGAAACATCTTTGTCCATAGCCAAAAGGGCAATCACATCTTGTGGATTAAAATGAATATCAGAATCGATAAACAACATATGAGTACAATCGGAACGATGCAGATATTCGTCAACAAGATAGTTTCTTGCTCGTGTAATTAGGGACTCATTAAATAGAAATGAGAATTTGACTTGAATTCCGTATTGCAAACAAAGACCTTGTAAGTCCAAACAAGCCTTCATGTATAAACCGTGGTTCATACCGCCATACATTGGTGTTGCTACAAACAGACTTTTTGTTTGTAAATCTTCTTTTTTAATTGATATTTCCATTTGTGCTCCGATGTTATAAAAAAAGGGAGTATCTCCTCACGGAGAACTCCCAGCGACAACTAATTAGGCAACGAAAGAATAACCAGCTTTAATTGCTTTTTTCACTAAAGATTTGGTTGGAGTTCCCATACGGTAGTAAGTAATCTTACGACCATCTTCCAAGGTACGTTTGTTAGTATAGATTACATGGCCTTCTTGGCGCAGTTCATCAATACGAGCAGAAACGTTAGTGATGCCGAAACGAGCCTGAGCTTGTTTGGTTGTGAATGTATTATAACCATCTTGTTTTTTCAAAGTGGCTAACATACGTTGTTTAGCAGATAATTTGCTCATTGTAATACTCCATAGTAAAGTTAAAATAAATCCTTGCCTTAAGCAAGTTCACACAGTATATCATTTATATATGTGTGGTGTCAAGCGTTTATCGACCAACTTGTGGTAAATATTTTGCTTTGGTTTCTTCCCACGACAGGTAAATCAAATCATCGTAGAAAAGAGTTTCATATGAAACATTGTTTTTCTTTTGTAGTTGCCGAATACGACCTTTGGCATACTTTGTTTTCCATATATTAGTCAACGCTTCTACACTAGTATCAAATGATTTTACCAATTTATCTTCCGTAATTTGTTTACACAGAAATTCATTGGTATTATTATACAGAGGACTAAAATAGATACCACGTTGGTGTTCTGTTCTTGTTTTTTCTTTTGGTATATTAAGTTTAGGATAAGCAAAATGCAATGATCGATTTTTATGGTCTCGCTTAAGTGGAAGGCCTTGAGTGTTTTTTGCTTCCCACCATTCAAAATATTTTCTGGTGTGGTTTTGTTTTAACCAATCAAAAATCATTTTTTTAGTTGATCTTGATGGTTCAAATGCCACAGAACCTGATGAGAACCCCATTTTATTCCAGTGTTCAAGATTATCATATTGTGATAATCCATCAGTTTTTGTTTTGCCGTAGAGTGAAGTTGTAGTAACTCCTGCCAAAACATCTCCATATCTTTCTTTCCAGTCTTTTTGAACAGTATCAGATAAACACAACAATGCCAATAATTTACCACCCATGTAATTGTACCCAAGTGGTTGTAATGGAACAATCGTTGAACCAATTGCTGTATGATTAATCATACTCTGTGAAGTTTTAATATCTCTTGGCCAACCAATTGCTTTATCTCTAGGAGTTAAATCTAAAAAATCGGATGATATACAAACAACACCAAGATATTTTCCACTAATTTCGTCACGAACAATATAATACAGATTTCTTCCAATATTAGAATTATTTTTCATTGTAGAAGAAAAAGTTCTAATGGCATTCCATTCTTCTACACGATTAGTATTTGCCAAATACATTTGAGGCTTTAATTTTTCATAATCATCGGGATCTTTGGGAATCCAAATGTTATTTTTTACTTTGTGTATGATGGCTGCTTGTGTGTCATCTTCCCAATCAATATCGGGATCACCAAACATATTTGTCCGAGCTTCACCCGGATAACGTTCTTTCACTTCACACCATTTTTGATATAAAGTATATTCTCGGACGTCCATCTGAGAAGCATAATCCAAATCTTTGATGAGGGTTTCTTTTAAATTATTTTCATCAATGTGTTTAAAGCTTTCAGATGGATTTTCTTCTTGCCATTTTTTCCATTGTTTTTCAACAAATTCAATTGGTGTTGCCATTATTTAAAGCCTATTTTTCTCATAATTTTATTTCGTTTTTTCATGCCTTGTTGCAAGGCAAGAGGTTTTACTTTATCAGTATACACTATTCCATTCATGTGGTCAAGCTCATGCTGGAAACAACGAGCCGACAATCCGGTAAACTTGGCTTGTTTTGTTTCTCCCATATAATCTTGGTATTCCACCTCAATCTCTCTAGGTCTAGTAATCATTAATCCTAAAAATGGAAAAGATAAACATCCTTCCATCATATGTACCTCTTCTTCGGATTTATTGGTAATTCTTGGATTAAAAAATGCCACATAATCATCATTGGCACCCATCACAAAAACTCTAAATGGATAACCACATTGATTGGCAGATAAACCGATACCACGATTTTGTTTACAAGTTTCCACCAAAGCAGAAGCCAATTCGATGGCATTAACTGGAGGATTTTTAAAATCAAAATCAGTTAATACTTGCCTTAATATTGGATCCGTTTCAGCAACCAAACGCAGTGTTGGTGTTTGCTGTTGAACGGGTTGTGGATTTACAACTTCTTCTGTATTATATTTAAAGACTTCGCTCATGTTGCCACCTGACTAAAATTATTCTTTTTCTCAAATTTAATGATGCTCCGAAACTTGTCGAATAGTTGGTCTCCTTTATGACTAATAACAAATATATTAGTATCGGATCCCATCTCATGAATCAACTTCAAGAACTCCTCAGTACCAACACCATCTAAAGATGAATCAAATACTTCATCCAAAATCAACAAGTTGGTGTTTGTTGAATTTTTTAATTTAGCAATCTGACGCCATGTAAACAGTAGTGCCAAATCAATACGCATCTTTTCGCCTTCTGAAAAATTAGCATAACCAAACTCATCACGGTGCCTTGATTTAATTGTTTCTTCAAAGTTCTCATTAATATTAAAGTTTACAAAGAAATCCATGGCAGTCAAATACTTATTAATCAACTTGTTCATGATTGGTAAATACTGACGAATAATCTTTGTTTTGATACCGGTATCTTTCAATAAAGAACCGGCAAACTCCAAGTATTGTTTTTCTGTTGAAAGTTCTTCTTGTTTGGTTAATAACTCAGTTAACTGGTCTTTTAATTCTTTCAGTTTGGCATTCTCATCTTCAAGATTATCTTTACGATTGGCTAACTCCTCAATCTCAGTTTGAAGTTTACTGATATATTTGTTAACGGCAGAAATGGTTGAGTTGTGTTTAACAATTTCGTTATTATGTCCGTTGATATGTTTATTAATATTTTGTATTTGTTCTATTCTTTGGTTTGCTTGAGCAATTTGTGTTGCAATTTCCGTAAGACCTTCCCGTTGAGTATCGACTTTCGATTTTCTTTCTGTAACTTGGTCTTGTTTGAATTCTCCATCAATTGGTTGTCTACAGGTTGGGCAGTTGTCGTGTTCTTCATAGAAAGCAATATCCTTTTCATTCTTTTTAATGTTGGTTTCAATCTTAGATTCTAACTGTAACAACTTTTTACTTTTCTTTTCCACAGAAATTTTATCTTCAACTTTTTTCTGGAGAACATTAATGTGTTTTTGTATTAATTCAATATCTCTTTGTAAAGTAAATGTTTGGTCTATACTTGTGGTAATTTCTTTTTTCTTCTTCTCAATTTCCACATCATTTCTAATTTTGTGGTCCTCAATACTTTGTTTTTGGAAATTAATTCTTTCGGAAGTTAACTCCATTTCATATTTTGTTTTGGTGGTACCATCTTTAATGAATGCCATCTTCTCTTTAACAACACCATTCATGGAGGAGAAAATTTGAATGTCTAATAAGTCCTCGATGATTGCTCTCCTATCTGCTGGAGATAGTTGCATAAATGGAACAAATGATGCAGAGCCTAAAATAACCACTTGAGTAAAGGATTTAAAATTTAATTTGAGAATAAACTTTTCAAGATGTTCTTGATAATCTTTTGCCTTAGCATCTTGGTCAACCAATTTATCATCACAATATACTTCAAAGATGTTTGGTTTAATACCACGAACTACTTTATATTGTCTTTTGCCGATCAGGAATTCAATCTCCACAACGGCTGCTTGTGCGTTGATAGAGTTTAATAATTGTGGTTTATTAATTTTACGAAACGGTTTACCAAAAAGACCAAAACACAAGGCATCTAAAATGGTGGATTTACCTGCACCATTGTTGCCAATGATGAGTGTGTTTGGAGACCTTTGTAAGTTAATCTCAGTAAAGTTTTGTCCGGTGGATAAGAAATTTTTCCAACGAACTTTTTGAAATATAATCATGCCTGCTCTAGGTTCAATGCCTCAATATACAATTCTTTTAAAACTGATTTGAGTTTATCGTTATCAATATGTTCTTCTTTAATACCATCTACAAATTTATTAATGATTGAAACGGTATCTTCAGCTTGATTAATTATATCATCATCTAGACCTTCTGTCAAGTCAATTATGTCCTCAACAATGGTAATATCAATAGGATTTACATTGTATAAATTGGCCATGAACTTATCAAACAGATAGGGATTGGTTTTGTTAAGTACCACAACTTTTACATATGTTCCGGTATATTTGGTTAAATCTTTGCTGGTAATCTCTGTAATGGTATTTTCTTTATCGTCATAAGTGATACGATGAAACATTACGTTTGGGTTCTCAATAAATTCCAAATGACGAGTGTTAAGATCGAATAAATGAAAACCCCTCGGATCATTGTAGTCCTGCCAGGTGAGTTCGTAAGGATTACCAAGATAACGGATATTATCTTGATTTGAACGGTGATGATAATGACCTGAAAACACAGTATCAAACTTTTTAAATAATTCACGGTTTAATCCTTCGTGGTTGGGTATACCCCTATTCATGGCAAATCCAGCAATCTCTAGATGACCCATACAAATGTCTGCTGAAGTTTCCTCAATCATCTTCATGCTAGCATCAAAGTTTTCTGGACAAATCCAAGGCAACATGCAAACATCTGTACCACAAACTTCAATTGTAATGGGGTGATCAAGCACTTCAATATTTTTGTATTCTGCCAATAATAATCGAACAGAGTTTACATCGTTGGTATTTTTAAAATAGGTGTCGTGGTTGCCGGCCAACATGTGAACTTGTATATTTCGTTTGGCAAGTTCATCAAAAAATATTTCTTTGGTTCTTTTAAGCGTAAAGAAATTTACATACTTGCGGCGGTCGAAAGTATCACCCAAAATAAGCACAGTAGAAATATTGTGCTCATCAATAGCTGGAAAAAATGTATCTCTATAAAACTTTTCATAATAATCTAAAAAATGTGGTGAATCGTTACGAGCACCAAAATGCTGGTCTGTAATAATTGCTACTTTAGTTTCGCTCTGGTTTTTTAATTGGTTCATAATTAATTTTTATTTCAAGTACAGATCCAAGTGGTTGTTGGTTGGCAAATACGGTTGCCTCATGTAGTGTTTCAAACAATTTAAACCTTAAGCTTCCCTCACTCAAGGTATAATTAACTTTATACATTATATCATTCTCCTAGAAACTTTTCAATACCTTTGGGCTTGTTTACCTCTTTTTTAGCCTTCTTGGCAGTTTCATATGTTTCAATAAATTCGGCAATATTATCATAGAGTTCAAATTGTTTGGTTGTACCATCTTCAAACTCTAATAGTTCCATTTCATCTAATATGCCCATTTGTTCAGTAGCTTTATACTTCACATAAGTTTGTTTTTTTTCTTTTTGAATTCTTCGTAAAAAGGCATAGTAGATAATTTGAGTAAAATAGGCAAAAGGATTCTTAGACTTGGTAGGATCAAAGTTACTAAAATACATTAAACAGTTTTCAATACCATCAGCCATCATTTCGTCACGGTAAGTATAATTAATAAAGTTTGGTTTGTGTGATAACCCTTCAGCAATCTTCATAAAACATTCTCCTATGTAATTTGGAATAGGAGGAGGTTCCGTTTTATTCTTCGTTGCCTTTTTACAACCCTCTTGATAGTCAATTAATGCTTGTAAAAAGTCCGCATTATTAATATAATGTTTTTGTTTAGTTGCCATTTTATGCCTTTATAATATATGCTGTTGGCGCTTTAATGCCGGTTGTGTGTAATGTTAAACCCATTTCTTTAATAAAATCGTCTGCACCATTGGATTCACTCCAGTTATGATAGGCATATTCATCAAATACAATTACACCACCAGAAACAATATTTTTCCAAAATGTTTTAAGTGCTGCATAGGTTGGTTTATCTAAGTCCATATCCAAATACAATACACTAATCCTAAGACCAGGTTTTTCTTCCACAGCGGTCTGTGATGTTTCAATAATATCACCTTTAACCAGTTCAAATTTTGAAGAATCAAATCCAGCATTAATAATTCTATTATAAATGCCATCGTATGAAACATCAGTTATATCCAAATGTTTATCTCTAGTAAAAACTTGTTTCATGGTATCTTTATCAATACCAGATTTCATATTATCAACAAAACCAGGATCAAAAAAATCAAATCCTAAAACTTTCTTAATACTATTGGGTTCATTCATGGCCAAAATTTTTAACCATGCCAATAAGCCGGATCCTTTAAATACTCCACATTCAACAATATCACCAGGTAAATGTTTGGTCATTTCATAGAAATACATTTTACTGTATAACTTATTAAACACAACTCTATCATTACTAAAAATAAAGGCATTATAACTATCGTACATATCCTGATTTTTTTGAATATCAGAACTATCATTATATAAATTTGTCATAGGTGGTGTTCCAAAAAGTAATTTAAATCTTCTGGAGTACCAATACCCCACATTTTTTCAATATTTTTGATACGAATTTTTTTACCATCAGCAATGGCTTCATTGAATACAGGACAAACATAAAATTCATTGTTGGTTCTAATATTTTTATTAATCATTTGTTCAGCATATTTAACATAATCCGAACCGTGTTTCCAATAATAAATACCAGCGGTTGCTGTATCAGAAATGGGATTCTTTTCAGCCACTTCAGAAACTAAACCATCATCACCAACTTTAGCAAATGACCATTTAGGGTGTGTTGCTTTAAATGTAATAATTCCACCATCAATTGTGTCGGCAGTAAAGGCATATAAACATTCATTTGAGTTCCATTCCAAGTATTGGTCAGAGTTGGCCATCAATAAAGGTTCATCGTTGTTAATGAGTTCTTTAGCTAATAGAGTGGTACATGCCGCACCTTCAGTCATTTTATCTATTTGAATGATGTCACAACCAGGAGCAATTAGATTCAATAATTGTTTTAAATTATATTTTTCATAATGTTCTTTTTGAACCATAAAAATAAAATGAGCATCTACATTCAAATTTTCAACAACCACTTGAATCATAGGTTTGCCATTTACTTCAATTAATGGTTTTGGAAAAGTATAACCTGCTGCAGCAAAACGACTACCTGCACCGGCCATAGGAATCAAAACATTCATCTTTTTATTTCTCCACGGTATATTTTTTTTATTCTGAGTGAAACTATCAACATAATCCAAAAATGTTATATCCAAATCGTAAGCATCTTTAACTGGATATAAATGTGCACCAGAATTTAGAGCACCCTCACGACCAATATGTGAATCTTCCACAATAATGGTATCTTTAGGTAATGATTTCATCATCGTCATACATTTCCAATACATCTCAGGAAATGGTTTTGGATTAAATACATCTTCATTACTAACAAAGTAATCAACATATTGTAACACATCCATTGACATTAAGGCAAGTTTAACCGTTTCACGAATACTATTTGATGCAACGGCAATTTTCCAACCTTTTATATTCAACCTGTGCATTATTTTAAGAATATTAGGATTCTTTGGTGCTAATGGTATTAATTCAAAAGTTTGTTTTTGTTTTTCTTTCCAAATATCATCATACCAATCTACAGGCAAACCTTTATCTTGGGTGAGCATTTGTAATTTCTTTGTGGTATTTAAACCATCATATTTGGATAAATGTTCTTCACGATTAATGTTATAATTGTAAGAACCTGTTACCTGTTTAATAGAACGATTAAGAGCTTCGTAGTGAAGTTCTCTGCTGTCCATTAAAACCCCATCAAGGTCGAATATAACTAATTTATTCATAAACTATTAATAAACTGCCTAAGTGGATCATCCAAATTTCTCCGAACTCTTTTTATAAAAAAAACATTATTAGTATTTAACATTTCACCGTCTTGATTGGATGATTGGCTGTCTTTAACCAAAAATTCTTTAACTTTATCAATAGAAGGACCGCCTTCATAATCAGCCACATTTGTGCAGAGTGCCATAGCACTTCTTACCATTTTTTTCTCATCAGAAAAAGCACGACATAATGTGGGTATAACGACTTCTTCAATACAACCACCAGGCCAATTTATAAGATTATCGTGTTTTTCAAACCAATTAACAATCAATTTAAATATTTCTTTTTTACAATGTGTGCCTTCTGCAAAATTATTTAAAATGTTTTCTCTTGGTATTAAGTCGATCACGCTGGTATTTTCAACCATAATATTTGTTCTTGGATCATTTTTCATGTTCAAAGAATAATATGATGAGTCGGTATTTCTAAAATATTCTTCCACTCCAGGTTTAATAAACATCATATTACTGTGGAAAATACAATGATATTCATATTCAATATGTTCTGAGAAATGAAAATTAGATGCCAAAATACCAAGCATGCCGGTAAACTTAACATGATTAAATCTGGTTGGATTTACATAAACATTGTTATATCTTTGTGAAACGTTTTCATCAAAGTCGGCAAATGAAGCATTAACATGGAACACAATAATAGGATGCTTTACATACTTTTGTATGTTTTGTATAAGGTTTTCTACGGTTGAATTGTTTTCGTGTATAGGAACAGAGAACAATATTCTTACTTCTTCAATCATGTTTACCACACAATGTTGTTGACAACTGCTTGACAACTCTGTATAGTCGAGTATGTCCTTGGTTGAAAGTATTAATGTAATGTAGCTCCATCATTATCCATATCTTCAAATTCATTCATAATCATATCAATTTCTTCGTCAGACATATCGTCTACAAGATTCTTTGCTTTTAACAAATCTTTAATTTTTTCCACAGTATTCCAGTAGTATTCACAAAAGTCATCGGCAGGTTCTATAATTGCCATAATATCTTTTTGTGTTAACTCGATTTCATTCTTTTTAACTAACTGTACCGGCAACCAATGTCGCATAACTAATCCATTTGAATTGTGGCGAAAATCAATTTCAAAAGCCATTGGTTCTTCTAATCTGTAATTGCCAACTTCTGTGGATGTTAATGTACCTACTAAATCTTCACCATTCCGTAATTTGACTATTTTAATATTATCCATTTTTTAGTCCTATTTTATAAATTTTGAATGGGAACTTCTCCTCATTATATATACGACATCTTTCCACCATATGTTTTAATGTGTAATTCATGTGTTTTTTATATCTAAGATCATCAGATATATCATACAAAGTTGCTACTTCTTTTCCTTCACTTTGTCGTAAGCCTCGTCCAATGCTTTGCAAAGTTCGAATGCTTGATTTTGTTGGCATTGCAAATATAATGTTATGCAAATTTCTAATATTAATACCAGTACTAAAAGTGCCAAAAGAAGCCACAATAATAGCATCATTTTCTATCTCCATAATTCTTCTAACTTCTTCACGGTTCGATGTATCAACACCACCATGAATAAAGAAAACTTTTCTGTTGCCAATCTTCTCTGTATCCTTTATCATATCATACAGTATTTTACCATGTTTGTCAACCATTTGATAAAGAACAAGTGTATTTTTGCCTAGGCTAACTGCAAGATTCTTAATGAATTTATTACGAGTTTCATGTGAAATAAGATATTGAATTTCTTCAGCATAAGTTTTACCTTTTATCATTAAACATTCTTCGTCAGTATGCTTAAGTACAAGGCATTTAATTTCAAATGTGGCTAACTGATCCTTATCAATTAATTCTTTTGTTGAAATTACTTTTTTGACTGAACCAAAAAGACCTTCTAATACTAGTTTGTGTGTTTTAGTACCATCTAGTGTGCCAGTAAGACCGACACGGTATTTGGCATTGATGCAATTGGTAAGAATTGAGGTGAGCGATTGTGCTTTAAAATTGTGTGCTTCATCACCAATAACATAATCAAACTGTTCAAAATATTCTTTTGGCATTTTATACAACGACTGCCAAGTGGATATTGTCAACGGTTTATTTGTGTTCTTATCTTTGCCTTGATAAATTCGGTGTATGTGTTCTTCCATACTGCCATTATTGTAATCACCAAAGTCTGAAAACAACTGTTCAACTAAAGAAGTAGTTGGAACAATTACAAGTCCTTTTAAATTTTGATATTCCCAGAGTTGTCTAAAGATGAGATAGATGATGAGTGACTTACCTGAAGCTGTTGGAGATAAAAGTAATGTTCTTCGTTTCTGCATTGTATGAACAAAGGCATTAATTTGATGTTCTCTAACCTCAATTGGTTCTCCACGAGCATGTGGGTTAATTTTGTCGATAAATTTTTTCGCATGATATATTGAGTATTCATCTTCCGTATCTAAATTATTTTCATATTCATAGGTATAATCTCTCGATTCACAAAACTCTTTAACATAATCCAACAAACCCAAATACAGTTGTGATGTTTGTAAATTAAAAAGTCTTATCTTTCCATCCCACACACGATTGCGGTATGCTGGAACAAACTGATAACCAGGAACAAAAAACGTAAAGAACTCCGACAACTCTTGTGCTATGTGTTTTTCACAAGTTATCTTAGCATATACCTCATTTTTTTTGGAGATTATTATATCATTGGCCGCCAATAAAACGCTCCCAAGCACAATATTCCCTTAACTGCCAAGTTCTTTGTTTTAGTTCATTCATGATGGACTCAAGTACACTTACTGTTTCTTCATGGTATACTTTTTTCTCCAGCATCTTAATCATATCATCATCACCTTCTAAGTAGGCATTAATATCAGATTTTAATACAAATTGAAATGGTGTCCATCCACGAGCATCTAATTCTTCTTGATCCATACGACCAGAATAATAATCAATTTTTACTTTACGCAAACGTTGATAATCAAAGTGTGCTTTTTTGGAAGCAATCTTATGTTTGGTAAGAATACTAAGGTATTTGTTGTGTAGTTTGGGTATCTTTAACATCTCCTTGCCTGGTTCGGTTCGGTCAATGTCTGTATCAGATTCCCAATACTTTAAAATTTGTTCTAAGTTTTCCATAATAATTTCAATAGTTTAACATGCTACTCTACATATTAACATACACCATGACAAAAGGCAAGTTAAAGTGATTCGATAATGTGGTAATCAAATACAAAGGTAGCAGTAGCATATACAATATCATCTGCTGTCATTTTGGTATCAAACTGTATGTCTGATAGTGAGATAGGGAAGGCATTTACAAACTTAACCCTAAGTGTTGGATTGTTTAGATTATTCAATACAGTTAATGTAGCATCACCATAACTTCTTAGTCCACCGGACCTGTTTGCGTTCTGTATATCAGTTAACCTTTTCCTTTCAGGAAAACTCTCTGGTGCTGCGATGGAACGGAACCAATCATATAACTGACGCCAGCAGTCTAACTTCTCATCAACCGCAAAATCAATGTTTAACTGATTGAATGATAGTTTATTACCTGGTGCATATATGTCTGCACTAGGAGTAAAAATAGGTGCTTGTCCTATACTTACTCCTGGTATATTTACCGATTGGCAGAAGTATTGTGTGGAACCAATTCTATCAAAAGTCAACAAATATTTTGTTGGTTGTAGGTAATTGGTGTTTTGAGGGATTCGTGTGAGAGCTGTCATTATTTAAACCAATCCTCTTGAATGATCAATTCTTGATTTTTTAAACGGTGTAGCCATTTTAAAACGCCTTTCGTGGTCTGGTTTAAAATGGTCAGAATCAGCTTGTAATTTTACTGCTTTATTTGTTGCAGCCGTCATATGACCTTTAGTGGTATTTTTATAATCACCTTTATGTGAATGTACCAATTTAGCACCCTTATGAAAATCTACTCGGTCATCGTGGAATGAAATTTTAATACCGTGTTTAACGATACTTCTTCCGTTGTAGTTTTCTTCTCGAAATTGTTTAAATTTTTTCATACTAGTATTTATAAGACCAAAAAAAAGAGACCTCCGAAGAGGTCTCTAAAATATCAATCTAAGTTGATTTATTTTTTTTTGATTACATCAAGTTTTTAACACCAAAGATACGGTAGTAAACGTTGGTACGAGCAAGCAACTTACCATTGTCTGCACCAGGATTTGTAAGACCTTGTGCGAATGGGTTAGCAACCATGCCGTAACGAGTTTTGAAACCAATCTTAGGTTGGAATGTATATTGATCAACTGCACGAACCATTTGTAATGGAACGTATGGGCAATAAAACAAACCAGCGTCATAAGGACTGGATCCTTTGTAACCGATTGTAACCAACTCTTGATTTGATGTGTAACCACCAAAGTATGGGTCGATATAAACCTTGATACGACCATGTAACATACCAGCAAATGTATTGCCTGTATCGTCAACTTGTAGGTCAGCTTGAAGAGCAGGAGTATACTGAAGTACACCAGCCATAGCCATTGCAGATGCTACGTCTGAAGAAACAATCAATACGTTACCTTTTCCACGACGTGTTTGCTTAGCAATTACGTTAGCATCACGCTCGATTTGGAAAATCAAACCTTTGAAACGCTCAACTGACCAACGACCGTTAGAGTCTGTATCTAAGTCAAAATAACCAGCGGTAGTTGTACCATACTGAGCACCAGCAACGGCACATGTGTAGATTGTACGGATAACTTCACGGTTGATTTCAGCCAAGATTTCTGTAGACAGAATGTTTGACAATTCTGTTTCAGCGTCAAGACCATGGATTGCTTTCAAGTCTTGAGCAAGTTCTAAACTGTATTCAGCTTTCAAAGCACGGCTTTGAGCAGTTACAGTAACTTTCTCAATAGAGAAGGCCATCTGTTGGAATACACGGCTGTCATCGTTAATGCCTAAGAATTCAGCATTAGCAGTTGGCATGCCAGTACCAGAAGTAGTTGTGTTACCAGTTGGGTTTTGGAACTGGTTAGCAACGTCTTGTGCACGGGTACCTTGGAAACCGTATGGGTTATTCTCAGAGAATGCACCAGAGAATGCTGTGTTGGCTTCATTGAAGAATGCCTCAGAACCAGTTTGGTTTGTGTAACGAGCACGCATTGCAAAAATCAAACCTGTAGGACCTGTCATTGGCTGAACACCAGCAACGTCATAAGCGATTAGATTAGGCAAAGCACGGCGTACCAAAGAGATCAAGATTGGGTCAAAGTTAGAAACGCCAGAACCCGTAACGTTGGTTGCACCAGCGCTATAAGTTGTTTCGTTTAAAGCTTGACGGTCTTGAGCCATAGCTTGTTGTTGATTTTCCAATACAAGAGCTGTAACTGAGCGCTTGTATGGGTCTGTGATGGCTTCTAATTCTGGATGCTCCAGAACTGGCTGCCATTTTTTTTGTAGTTCTTCTGTCAAATACATTTTATTATTCCTTTTTTTATGTATTAAAGACTAATTACTTAGCCAGAGTTTGTGAAATTGCTTTTGTATAAATTTCCATTGAAGGATCAGAGAAAGTAACTTTCTTTTCTTCTTCAACTAAAATTTCATCATAAGCTGAATTGTCTGCGGCTTTAACTTCTGCTTTGAAATATGATTCTTTCAAAACATCAACCTTAGCTACAAATTCTTCCTCAGTAGTGAATTCCACACCCTCTGCGAGCGATTTTAATTTTTCTACTTGAGTTTGAGTCAGGCCTTCACACGCTGTGTAGATAGCCTCAATTTTTTTCTGTTCGTTCAAAGACTTTGTGAGTTCAATGCCACGAGCAATTTGTTCGTTCAATGCATCTTCGAGTTCTTCTACTTTAGAAGTAAGTTCTTCTACAACTTGAACTTTTTCTTCAGGAATATCGATATAATGCTCTTCAAACAAACCTTTAAGTCCTGTAATAAAGTCTTCCACGATTTCAGCACGGAGACCTTTTTCGATTGCAAGAGCGTTTTCTTTCATCCACTCCTCAACCATGTAGTTAAGATAGTCATCAACTTTAGCAGCCAAATCTTCTTTGATTTCTTCAACAGCAGATTCAAACTGTTCTGTCAAAGCAATTTCTGCTTCAGCAATAACTTCTTCTGCACGAGCAATAACGGCAGCTTCAAAAATTGTAGAAGCCTTAGTTACAAATTCTTCGGATAAGTTTTCGCCACCTAAAAGAGCATCTAAATCTTCTTTCATTTTTTCCTTTTTGAGCATTTTCTTGATTAAAGCTTTATCTTGAGCTTCATCTTCATGGCCTTTTTCTTCTTTTTCTTCTTCAACCAAGTCGCCTTCTACTTCAGCTTCTTCGCCATAAGATTGGAACGTAGCACCTTTGTTAGCAACCATTGTTTGTTTTGCTAATTTGCCTGTTGGTTTACGGTCACGGATAGTTTCGTAAGAATCTTCTTTATCCTGAGTACCAGAATCAACACCACCAATATCACCAGCAGTATCTTGACCTGGTTGATGAGCTAATTTTTTCATTGGCTCTGAACCTACAGGAGGAGTTGCACCAGGAGGAGTTGCTTTTGGAACGCCTTTTGTGTAATCAGGCAGTTCATCGTAAGCGGAGTTTGGTGAATCACCAATTTTGCCTACTTCTTGTGTACCATAATCAGTAGAACCTTTAATAGCATTCAAACCTACTTCGTTACCTTTTAAACCGTTACCACCACGAGCACCTTGTTTGGCACTAATGTTTGATGTAAACGTTTCTTTTGAGCCTTCAGTTAAAACTGCTTGAGCGGCTTCGGACAGATTAAATTTTTTCATTTTGAAAAATCTCCTTGATTTATTGGATATATTTATATTTAAAGTTTTTTCATGAAGTTTTCAAATATGTGTAGACTTACCTCTTCAATCTCCT